ATCCGAATTACCCGCAGGATCATCAAGTTACGGAAGAACCTACCCCCCCCTGACGTGAGCTGTGGCCGCGCCTGGTGCTGCGCGAAAAGCCTTTGGTGGAAGGCCTTTTCTCATTCATCGAACAACACAAAGGCATGGTGCGCTTCGTATTCCCATAGATAGGACGCTGTAGATAGGGCATAGCAGGGCCACCCCTCATTTAATCCGGGCATTCAAGACAGCGACCCTCAGCCTCTCCCGGAAGCGATCGGGGAAAACGGCGCTGAAAGTCGACTGGGCCAGGGCCGCACCATCGAATCGCTTCCGATATCGGGGTGCGTTGCGCACTACGATATAGACCATCCTGATGGCTGATCCGCTGCCGAAAGATGTGCGTTGAAAAATCGCCTTCGGTAGATGCGAGCCGCGTGTACCGCCTTTCCCTCCGCCACCCATGAAATAAACACCGCGCTTCGATGCATCCTTCTTCCGTGACCGTCGGGCCCGACTCTCAGGAGTCGATCGGTTCAAAGGGTCACGTGAGGCCTGCAGATCCGACAGCAACGCATTCACGACACCACCAGGGACGTTGCCGAATGCATCCAGCGGAAAGCCCTTCGCAGGGACCAGGAACTCATTGCCATCCAGAAGGCCCGCCCGGCGCAGGAGAAATTCGATGGGCTTCTCCTCTCGCGCGCCGGCGCGGGCCTGCGTCGCCAGGTAGCGAGCCGGCGGCGTTCCGTCTCCTGCCTCGTCGCGCAGGAAAACCTCTGCGACCAGGTTGCTTTTGGTCGCCTTCTTGAACAGCACGGAATTCAGCGTGAATGGCGTCGGCTGCTCGAACACCTGCGGGACCGCCTGCTTCCATGCGTCGCGCACCGCGAACATTGCATCGTTCAACGCCTGCATGGTCGCGAACGGCAGCTGCGTCTCCTCCAGATCCGAAAACTTTCGGACCAGCGCGCTGTCGTCCCATTCGAGCTTCCACATGGCCGGTGCCTACTGCACGCCGAGTCCGGTGTTGGCCGCCGGCTTCGGGTTCACGGTGAGCGTGACGCCGGCGGTGCGGTTCACCGATCCCGTGATCGTCTTGCTGAGACGCGGGAGCGCGAGATCCGACTCCGCACCGTTCGCGTTGATCGCGGTCGCGGTGAACCAGTGCGTGCCGAGTGGCAGCTGGGTCCATGCGTAGCTCGTCGCGTTTCGATCGTTAATCAAGCGCGACTCCTCGCCGGCGCCGTTCACGTCATTCGCGCGGTATACACGAAACTGCAGGAGGCATGGCCCTGTCGCGGTTTGCGAGGTGCAACGCGCGAGTGCCGAACCATCGGTGTTGGTGGTCGGCGGCGTCCAGCTCACGGTAGCCGTTGTGTCGCCGGGCCACGCGCAGTTGAGCGACAGCTGATATGTGCCCGACGTCGTGATCGCCGGAAGATCGAGCGTGCCGCTCGCCGGCTTCTGTCCTGTCCAGCTCGCATGGCCGCTCGCGGTGCAGCTGTTGGCCGCGGGTGTCGTCGACCAGGTGAGCCGCGTCGACAACGAGCCGTTCGCATTCGTGACGCTCGCGCCGAAGGTGACCGATGGATCGGTCTGCGCCATTGCCATCGGTGCGACGAATAGCATCAGCAGCAAGAGCAGCAACGATAGGCCGACGACTTTCAAAGCGGAGCAGAGGTGCTGGCCGAAGTGGACCAGCTGTCGGGCATTGAGACCTGCGGATTGCATGTGGAATCTCCTCAAGTTGTGGGGATCGCATCGAAATCTTCGCCCGCACCTTCCGTGGCACGGGCGCCGATCGCTGGACGCGCGTGTCTGGGAGGACGAGTGCGCGAGCTGCTTCCCGGCGACCTTGCGCTGGGGAACGCTCGGCAACCTGGGCGCGCGGAGTGTAAGCACAGCCGGCATCAGTTCGCTGACCCCGCTGTCCGGGCCGTCGCCAGCGAGATTCGGTGGCACTCGGCATGGAGCTGATCGAGAAACTTCGCGCGCCGGTCGGCGGCGTCCGGCATCTGCTCGAGCCGCAGGAGCAGGATCACGACCGCGGCCGCGCCTGAGGTGTACGACTCGTACATGCGCGCGCGGGTGAAATCATCCTCCGGCACGTATGGCGGTATCGTGAGCCGGGCATACATCTGCCAGCCCTCCTCAATCGAGTAGGACTCGATGGCGCGCGGCGCCGCGGCCGCGGTGTCCATCAGGCAGCTCCAGCCAGCTCGCGCTGGCGGTCGATCATCGTGAGCACGCCGGCGGAGTAGTGATGCACGCGATCGAGCTTGTTCCAGTACTCGCGCCGGGTAATCTTCACGCCGGCGATGAACTCCGCCTCGCGCTGCTTCTGCTGCGCGATCTGCGAGCTCGTGTAGTGCACGACCGCGGTGGCGAACAGATCGAACGGCAGCTTGGAGAGCGCGAACCGATACGGATCCTCGCTGCACTGCTCGAGATCCTGGAAGCGTCGCATGGTCGTCGTGTCGTGCACCGCGCCGTGCCGTTCCAGGAATTCTTTCCCCCAGGATCGCACCGCGGCCTTGCCCGCCTCATCGTTCATTGTCGTTGTCTCCGGATGGTTTCAGGATGCCGCTGGTCATCAGCCGCAAGATCGAATCGCACATGAGACGCTCCGCCGCCTCGCTGATCGAGTTGCCGTAGAAGCCCGACGCGACGAGCAGCTCTAACTTCTCGCGCACCCGCGGCCCGGGCTTGAACATGACGCGCCCACTCCACCGATCGGCGAGCTGCTCGAAGCTCGTGACCGGCAGCCGATCGTCGATGATGCCGCGCGCTGCGAGCGGATCTGCGAGCACCGTGGTCTTGCCGACTGCGGCGTGCTTCTCGACGAGCACGTGCGGCTCTGCGGCCGGCGTCGGCGGCGCAGGTTTTGGCGCGGGCGCTGATTTGGCTTTCAGCGGCGGCAGCTTACGGCAGGCGGCGCAACGTGAAAAATTGCGCCCCGGTCCAGAGCGCAAGTAGTGAGATCGTGGGTGCTCCATTTGGCATCGCGAGCAGGCGACCATCGGTTCAGCGTGCTCGGTGCCGCCCACGGGTTTCGGCGGATCCTTCTGTCGGGGCGCCGGCGCGGGCGGTGCGGAGTCGCTCGTGCGCTTCGATTGTGCCGGCGGCGTGCCCGGCAGCGAATAGGTGTCTCCCTGGTCCATCACGATCTGCTTCGTGTGGACCAGGAGGCGCAGTGTCTCGCGGATCAGCGCGCTGTTCATGACGCCGGCGTTCTGAATGTCCTCGATCGAGCACCGGCCCTCGTTGGCCTTCAGCACGTCGATGATCTTGTTGCCGTGCGTCTGGTAGTTCACCGGATGCCGTCCTGCAGGTAGGTGTTGTCGCGGAAAGATCCGTCGGCGATCGCGCCGCTCATGTCCATGTACGCGCGCACGGCCTGGATCATTTCGAGCGCGCCCTTGCAGATCTCCGCGTGATAGCCCCAACGTCGCAGGTCATCGCGCCACGTGGTCTGTTCCGCCTTCGGCGTCTCGCCTTCTCGCTTTGCTTCGAGATAAAGACCATGAAACCGACCGGAGGGAGTGTGGATCACGTAGTCGGGGAAGCCGGGCTTCATGCCGATCGACACCATGACCGCGGTCATCGCTCCCGCCTTGCCGCGCTCATTCGGGATCTTCGCGAGCCGGCGGAAGATGGTCTCGCCCTGGAAGGTCACGAGCTGGGTCCACGCGATGAAGGTCCGACACTCGTCGGTCTCCAGCGGCGGTGCCGGATGCTGTGCCTTCCGCCGGCCCTGCTGCGTCGAGTGCGCAGCGTGCCGTTTCAACGGCGGGCGGTTGAGAGCGTCGAGATCTGCCTGGGTCATGCGCCGGCGTTTCATCGCAGGTAGATGTACCCGATCGAGAAGCCGGCGAGCGCGACCAGGATGCAGTGGGCCACGAGCCCGGAGATCAGCCAGCGCATGTGGCCCTCGCGCAGCTGCATGAACGCGCCGATGGCCGCGGTCCCGTGGAACGCGATCACCAGGCCGAGCGTTATCTTGACGATGAGCATGTTCGATCCTCCCCAGTTGGCCGGTGCATCCCCACAGCTCATGCCCAGCTTTTCCACCTGATATCCACAGCCTCAAAAAGATTCGCGCGCGCGCGTCCGGATCCAGAGGTGCCAATCCGAAGTGCTACACGAGGCGTTCCAAATCCGCTGGGAGCTACCACTCCAGAGTGCAGATTTTCAGAGCGGAGGCGCACGGGTCCCTACCCACTCATGTGGCCGGACCTCGTGCGCCTGCCGGATCTGTTCAGACCCCCGTCGCATCAACGCAGCCGTCTCACCTGTTGCGGTGACGACTACCTGGTTCGCGGACAACACCGCGGGGCGCCGGGTCCAAGTACCCTCCGGCTCGCTTTCGCCCCAGGCCTGGCCCTCCCCGCCAGGCACTTCACTCCTAGCGAGATAAACGCTGCTGGCCGGACAGGGACCGACCGTGGTGACAGTTGGACCAGCAACGGCCGCGCGCGAACGCGCGGCGCAGGAAATATGCGGCCGGGCTCATGAGTTGAGCCCCTGGGCCTTCAATGTGGCAACGATATGCACGGACACCCGCCCTTCATGCGTGCGCTCGTGCATCACCAAGCCGTGCACCTCGTCGGGATGCTGCTCGAGCAGCTCCAGGACGACGCGCAGCTGCGCGAGCGCGCGGATCCGCATGTCGTCGCTGCGCGGCGCGCGCACGGTCATGTCGAAGCGTGGATCGGCCAGCGCGGCGATCTGCGATGCCGTGACCAGCGGGTTCTCGATGAGTGGCTTCAGCAGCTCCGCGATCGCCGCGCTTGACCAGTGCACCGCGCTCACACCTTCGCAGGCGCGTATATCGACATCGAGCTGTCGCAGGGCGGTGCAGATGGCCTGCAGGCGGCCGAGAAGGGTGTCGGCCGCGGCCAATGCCACGGGCCCGTCTGCGGGCGTCTCAGGCGCCATGCGGGGCATCCAGAGCGGGGACTTCGGTGGATCCACGTGGAACCAGGCGAAGGGCGTTGCGCGCACTGCGCGTCGCCGCCAGCTCCAGGGCCGACGGCGTGACGGGCGCACCGCACTGACAGCACTCCTCGCCCGGCTCGCCGATGGCCTGCTGATTCGGCGAGCAGCACCGGCAGTAATTGCCGGGCTGCTGGTAGGCGAGCGGTGGCGCGTCAACGTCCGCCAATGATCTTCTCCACGGTCGCGCGGTTGCGCTGCAGGACGTCCAGGATGGCGCGCGCCCCACTGCCCTCGATCGAGCCGTTGATCACGATGGTGATGGGCGCGGCCACGGGCGCGACCTTGGCGGGCAGCGCGGCCGCGGGGACTGAGAGCTCCGGCGCCGCGGCGCCGACGAGTGGCAGGGCCGCAGGTGCGGCGACGAGGCCACCGAGAAGCTGGCGACGGTTCATGCGTACACCTCGCGCGCGAGAAGTTCGTAGGGCATCTGCAGGCTTTCCGCGATCTGCCGAATCATCGTCGTGACGAATGCCGAGTAGGCTTCGGCGTTTTCGTAGGCGTCGAGATCGGCGAGCCGCTGGAGCAGCGCCGGCGAACCAGGCGAGGGCGCGAGCATCTGCGCCGGTGCGGTGGCGCCGGCGATCGCACCGAGGATCAGTTCGCGGCGGTTCATGGCAGTTCCACCGTCTGCGTGGCGCCCGGCACCACGGCGCCGAAGCCCAGGCGGCTGCAGCGGATGTTCTTGCCGGGGTTATCGAACATCGCCGCGTGCAACGTCACGCGATCGTTGGCCTCGTGTACCGCGAGCTGCTGGCCCTGCACCACCGTCATCGGTGCCTGCGCGAGCGCGATGTGGCGCGCGTCCAGGCCTGCGGCCGCGGCCTTCTCGTAACGATTCATGCCACTGGCACCGGGGCCGCTGCCGAACGACCCCGGGCCTTGTCTGCAGACTTATGACTTCGGACATCCCGTGCTTGGCCGTCGGCCGGGATGTGAGCCTTGCGGCTCGACCTGATCAGCCGGTGCGCATGGCGGCACACCTGATACACGCTGCAGCGCCCGCGGATCATTCGCGCCTTCCCGCGGGAAACCCTTCTTGGGGCACGGCATCTGGCCCCTGTGCGCAAGGGTTAGATTCTTTCGCGGCGCGCTGCTTTGCGAGCGCCGCCTGTAGTTTGGGCCAATCGGCCTGGCGCACGTAGCAGATGCGTGCGGCGTGGTCGATCTCGAAGCGCTGCGCGCGAGGTTCGCGCGGATGGCCTGGCGCGACCGGGATCATGGTGAAGTCGGCGAGCGTCGGATCCGGTGCCTTGACCACCGCGGCGGGTTCCTCCGCGGGGACAATGCTCGCCGCGATCGCGGCCCGGATCAGGTGGTTCACTTCTTGGCCTTTGACGCGAGCAGAAGCGACACACCAAGCACCAGCAGGATGTAGGCGAGGTTGATCCAGCCGTCGCGTGTCATGGTGCGCCGAGTCCGTAGATGTCGGGCCGCAGATGCCGGCGCGTCACGGCCATGTCCGTGAGGATCTCGACGTGGCTCCAGTAGCGCTCGTCGATGAATTGGCCTTCGCTCACCCACCAGGCGATCGCCTGCACGGTGACGGGTCGCTCGCCGGCGGACTCCATGCGCGTGCGCAGCCGGCGCGCGAATTCGGCCTGCGAGCCGCACGCCGTAAAGGCGCGGCGCAGGGCAATTCTTACCTGCTCCTGCGCCTGGTCGAGATTCACACCGGGGAAGATCTTCTGGTTTTCGGCCAGTGCCATGTGCAGCTTTTACACCTGAGCCCGCAACAGACTCAAGGCGCACCTGTGAAATTCTTTCCGCGCCGCGTTGCAAGTAGGTATTGACAGGCCCCTCCGACAGCGAATCCCTGCCCCTATTTTCAATTGTCAAGGCGCGTGGTAAATATCGGGCATGTTGCAGAGTGCGCACAGGTCGATGCTCCTGAAGCTCGCGCGGAATCACGCGATCGAGCTGCGCGGCCGTCTGTCAGTGGCGCGTCAAGTTCTCGGCCCGGCGCACCCCAAAGTCGGCGAGATCAAGAGCGAGCTGCTGCTCGCGGTCGATGCTGTGCGCACTCTGTACACTGAACCCGAAAGGGTGGCCGCGTGAACGATCCACGCCTCGCGGCTCGTTGATGGCCCGCCGGCGGATCTGGGGATCTGTCGGCGGGCCCCTGACGTAGAACAACACGAAACCCCAGGAGGGCAAATGCCAGAGCCACGCCTTGAATGCCGCGACTGCGGTGAGTCGCTAGTAGTCTGCGATCGCTGCGTCGACGATGATGATGTCGCCTCCTCCGCCTATCCACTCACGAGCGAAGCGCGGCGCGTTTTCCACATCGGGATATGCCCCTATCATGGTGCGCTCGCCAGGCGGTGCCCGAGGTGCGTACCGACGCATCTGATCGAGCCGGTCGACAACGGCCGCGTTGGTCCATCTCCGGAAATTCCCGATCGAATTATTCGCGCAGGTATGGTGTGCCTGCTCGTCGGCTTCGTCGCCGGCGTGCTGCTCACGCTGCTCTTGCTGCCGCAGATCGCGGCGAGGATGCACTGATGGGCTTCATGCTGGCGCACGGCGAGTGCTACGGGTGCAAGCGCTTTTTCAGTTTCAACCCGGATCTGGTCCCATCTATTCGGATCAACGGCAACCGCGAGCCGGTGTGCCAGAGCTGCGTCGACGCGGCGAATCCTCAGCGACTCAAGAATGGCCTGCCGCCGATCGAGGTGCTGCCCGGCGCCTACGATGCCCAGGAGTGCGGATGAGCCGCCGCTGCGATCGCTGCAAACGGCTCCTCGTGTTCTCGCGCGAGGAGTGCAAGTGCAAGAGATTCGAGGTTCAGAGCGATCCGAGTCCGTACAACCAGGAGTGGACAAAGCCGCCTGACAAGGGCGCGTGGACCGAGATCTACGCGGCCGATGCGGAAGCCGCGGCCGAGAAGTTCTGCGAGCGATACGACTGCGACGGCGAGTACACGATCCTCAAAGCGCAGCGCGGCCACGTGTATGTGCGCGACGATGGCGGGACCGTGACGCGGTGGTTCATCGAAGCCGAAGCGGTGCCCACCTACTACGCGCATGAGGTGAAGTGATGCCGCCGCTACTCGACCAGGCCGGACAATTCCGCTGCCCGCTGTGCGATTGGCGCACCGACAGCACGGGGCTTTCCGCGGCCGCGGCCGCCGTGCTCGAGCGCGCCGCGCACGATCATCTGTCGGAGCATTCGATCGCGAGCTGGATCGGGAAGATCCGCCAGCTCGAAAGAACGCGCGACGAGCTGCAGGCGAAGGTGGCGCATGGCTGAGATCGGTCACGTGAGGACCAGTCCGGAGGAGTGCGCGCGCATGATTGCCGCGATGGACAACGGCACCCTGCAGGCTCAGGAGCTGGTGCAGAAGGGTGCGATCGACGCGCTGCAGATGCTCCAGCTGCTTGGCGTCGACGAGATCAACGTCAACAACATGCTCCACAGCCTGCGGCGCCTGGCGAAGATCATCAGCAAGGAGACGAAGCGGCGCGGCCTGTGTGTCGTCGACGTCTCCCCGCCTATTCGTCCCGGGCAGGCGTGAGCGACGCGGCCGGATCTTTCACGATCTGGGTGGTGTACGACCATCCGCGCGACTATCCGCACTTCTATGTCGCGCGCCGCTTCGTGGTCCTGCCCGGGCGAACCGAACCGACCAGCGATGTGATGCAGTCGGGCACACTCGACACCATTCGCCAGGAGCTGCACAAGCGCGGCCTGCACGCGATCGGCCGGCACTGCAGCGATGATCCCAAAATCGTGGAGACGTGGATTTGAAAGCACTAACTATCTGCCAGCCGTATGCGCACCTCATCGCCGCCGGCAAGAAGCGTGTCGAGAACCGCACCTGGTCTACCGCGCACCGCGGCCTGATCTATATCCACGCCGGCAAGTCGCGCGAATGGCTGGATATCGAAGGCGATCGCGATGCCGAGTACGACATCCCGCTGAAGTCCATGGCCTTCGGCGCGGTGGTGGCGATCGCAGATCTCGTCGCGTGCGTGCATATCAATTCGGTGAGGGCCGGAACTTACGATCGGCAATTCCCGTGGCTGCAGAAGCATGAGCACACCTCCGGGCCGTGGTGCTGGATCGTCGATCACGTCAATCCGATCGGGCCCTGGCCGTACACCGGCGCGCAAGGCCTGTTCGAGATCAATGACGACAAGCTCGATGAGATCGCGACGAGGGTTATCAACCAGGGGAGCAAGCGCTGATGGCTGACTGGAAAGACGAAGCTCGAAACCGAGTCGCGCGCCGGGTGTTCCTGGCCGCCGAGAAACTGTGCGATGAGCCGATGGATACGAACGAGCTGGTTGGGCTGCTGCGCGCCGCCGGCCTTGAGATCGAACGCCTGGTGCCGCCCGGCTGGAAGTGCTTCCACTGCGGCGAGACGTTTACTGAGGAACCGCAGGCGCTTGCCCACTTCGGCCATGCGGAAGGGCACCAACCAGGTTGCGTTGAGAAGCTGACAGCTCCGGAGAAAAATCTGGTGCTGGCGCTGCGGAAGGTGTGCGACGAGTTCCACCGACTGCAGATTCAGGTGTCGGAGGAGATCACCAACGACACCTACTTTTATTCCAGGCTGCGCGCGTCCCTCGCGTCCATGCCGAAGTTCAAGACGTGCATTTCGCTGCACGACGTTTTCATGCTGTTCGATTCGATGGAAGGTCGCGCGCTCGCGGCCGAGGAGCGTCTGCAGCGTCTCGACCAGGCGCCGGAGCGCTGATGGAGCGCGGCACCTATCCAGGTTATCGCGCCGAAAAGTGCAACGGCTGTGGGCTTTGCTGCCTGACTGCGCCTTGCTCGATTTCGCAGCAGTTTGGACTCTGGCGCCACGGGCGATGCATCGCGCTCCAGTCGGCGACCGACGGTGTTGCCACCCGTTACTTCTGCGGGGTGCTCACCGCGCCGGCGACGATCAGCAAGCGACTGGCCGCGCTCACTCAGGAGGCGCGCGACGATGCGATCGGTGTCGGCCGCGGGTGCGACCACCGGGCGGCCTGGTCGATCCAGGAGGCGGTTGCGCTTCTGCAGACCCGGAATATCGCCGATGACTATTACAAGTTCGCCGGCGACAGCTACCCGCGCGGCTGCGTGCTGCATACGCCCGACGGGCGCCACTGGCTCGTGTACCAGGGCGAGAAGGGCGCGGAGCCGACGGTGAGCCCCATGGGCCTGTCGACGGGGATCGACGTATCACGCGAGGTGCCGCTGTCACAGTGGATAGATAGAGGAGGGGTTCGATGAAGATTGAGAGCGAGTTCCGGATCCTGGAGATCGGCCGCGCGCCGGCGGGCGAGGGACGCACGTCCGAGGTGGTGCTGGAGTCGATCGACGGCCAGCGCTTGAAGGTGATCGGTCTCGACGACGACCAGGCGCGCGAGTTGGGCGCGCTGTTCAGCGAGCCCGTCAAGGTGTCGCTGGAGATCCGCAAGAGGAATGTCTGATGGAGAACACGAAGATCGAGTGGGCCACGCACACCCTGAACTGGTGGACCGGCTGCGAGCATGTCTCGCCGGCGTGCGATGGGTGCTACGCGGAGGCCTGGGCGAAGCGCGCGGGCCGTAACTTCGCGGAGCGCCGGCAGACGAGTGGCACCATTCACAAACTACCTTTCAAGTGGGAGCGCGAGGCGATCGCGACTGGAGACCGGCCCTATGTGTTCGTCAATTCGCTATCGGACTTCTTCGACAACAAGGTGCCTGACGAGTGGCGAGAGTCTTTTTTCTCGACTGCGCGGCAAACTCCCCACGTCACCTATCTGCTGCTTACCAAGCGGATCGGCAATGCCGCGCGGATGCTTCCGCCAGGCGGTCCTGCCGAATGGCCGAACCTGTGGCTCGGATCCACGGTGGTCACTCCGGAGGAGGCAGCCCGCGATATCCCGAAGCTGCTGCGAACGCCGGCCGCGATTCATTTCCTGTCGATCGAGCCGATGCTGGCCGCGATGAATATCGACCGCTGGCTCTGGGACGATGACCAGCGCGAGGGCCACGTCACCGGGCTCGATTGGGTGATCGCCGGCGGCGAGTCCGGAGGTCACGCCAGGCCGCTGAACCCCGACTGGATCCGCGGATTGCGCGACCAGTGCAGCGAGGCCGGCGTCGACTTCTTTTTCAAGCAGTGGGGCGAGTGGGCGCCGCCGGATGCGGTGCCGCCGGAGAAGTGGCACGACCGGCACACCTACGACAGCGGCGCGTACATGATGCGCGTCGGGAAGGATGTCGCCGGCGCGAAGCTCGATGGGTGTCTGCTCCGTGCGCGGCCGCCGCACCAAACTCCTTCGATCAGGCTTGCTCACTAAAGAGGAATCACCATGGCCGATGATGCTTACAAACTGAACCTTGCCGTCGAGACGACGTGCATGGTCAAGCGGAAGATGGCGACCACGCGCGAGAAGCTAGACAACGACACCGAAATGACGGTGTGCTGCATCTGGATCAAAGGCGTGCGCGTGTCTCGAGAAGCGGCGGAGGAGCTGGCCGGGCTTCCGATCGGATCCTTCGGCCCGCTGTTCAACGAGGCTGGAATGCCGCGCGAGCGCATGTCGATGCTGTTCCCGAAGCGCGAGCTGCTCGGCACCGGCGTGTTCGATCACCGCAAAGAGAGCGGTGCATCGCTCGCGAAGCTGGAAGTAACTGGCGCAGTTGTCGCCGACATGCGTTTCAATCTCGACGTGCCGGACGGCGACGGGCCGACGGTGCTGATGTCGTACTCGGTTATCTGGAAGGCCGCCGGCGACGAGGTGGATCACGTCCGCCATCTGCTCGGCCAGAAGTCCTGCTTCATGAAACTGAAGTTCACGACGCCACCGACCCAGGTGCCGCTGGCGATCGACACCGACAGCCGGCCCCTTGCTGACAAGCCCGCCGGCGATCGCGCGAAGCTCGATCGCAAGCGCCAGGCCGCCGGCGAAGGTGCGGAGCCGAAGCCGCGCGGCGCCGGCGCCGTGGAGCAGCTGGAGAAGAAACTCGATCGCGGGCCCGCGGTGGGCGCGAAGTTCACGGCCGAAGCGCGAGCGGCTGCGGCGAAGAATCCCCGGCGCGAGAAGCCGCCGGCGAGGAAAAAGTAATGCTGACGATCAAACGCAAGGTGGGCCAGGGGATCCGCGTCGGCAAGACGGTGCAGATCTCCGTGCACCAGCTCAGTAACCGCGGCGCGCATCTGGTGATCAAGGCGACGGGTCTCGAATTCGAGGAGGTGCTGTTCCAGTCGCACACCTGGTCGGCGGTGATCGACGGCCATCTGCTGTCGATCACGCTGAACGACATCGTGCGCGGCGAGGCGGTGCTGGCGTGTGAAGCGAACCGCGAGCTGCGGATCGACCGGGAGGAGGTTGCATCGTGAGAAAGATCATTCGCGTGGATCTCGACGTCGGCATGAATGTGCCGATCAGCGTGGCGAAGGGCGCGGTGCTGCTGCACGTCGGGTGGCGGAACGGGCCGGCGATGTACTTCCAGGTCGACACCGAGAAGGAGGTCGTGCAGCGCCAGGTCAACTGGTATCGCAACGAGGATCCACTGCCGGCGAAGGTCGGCAACTATCTCGGCACGGTGACGGCGCCGGAAACGCTGATCACGTATCACGCATTCGAGGTGCGGCCATGAGCCGCACGGCCAATCTACCGATGCGCATGGACGCGCCGCCGGCGTATACCGAACTTCCGCAGGACGTTCCGCAGGACGCGCGGCCGCACACCTTCGTGGTGGTGGGCAACACCGGATCCGGCAAGTCCAGCTCCGCCAGGTGGGGGATTGTGGAGCCGATCCTCCGCGCCCATCGGCGCGCGGCCATCATTGACCCGACGGGCGTGTGGTGGGGCTTGCGCTTCATGCGCGACGGATCGCCCGGCTTTCGCATTCCGATCCTGGGAGGCCTTTACGGCGATGCGCCGCTGCACGACTACGACGCGGCCGCGGTCGCGCGCTGGATCGGTGAGAACGATGTGCCGGTGATCCTCGATCTCAGTGAAATGACGATCGGCGAGCGGCATGACTTCGGTGCTGACTTCTTCGCCGCGCTGTACCAGGCGAACCGGCGGCCGCTGCATCTGGTGATCGACGAGGCCGACGAGTTCGCGCCGCAGAATCCGATGCCGGAGACGAAGCGACTGCTGCATCACGTCGATCGCATCGTGCGCCGCGGCCGCGTGCGAGGCTTCCGCCCGGTGATGATCACGCAGCGGCCGTCCGTGCTTCACAAGAATGTGATGTCGCAGGCGTCGGCGCTGGTGGCGATGCGACTCCTCGGCTCCCAGGACCGCGCCGCGGTGGAGCTGTGGATCAAGGGCCAGGGAGATCTCGCGGCCGGCAAGGAGGTGCTGAACACGCTGGCGCGGCTCCAGGTCGGCGAAGGGTGGCTGTGGGTGCCCGGGCTCAACATCCTCAACCGCGGCCGCTTCCAGTTGTTCGAGACCTACGACAGTTCGCGCACGCCGAAGGATGACGAGCCGCCTGTCGAGCCGCCTGGTCCGTTCCCATGGGCCGACGAGTTCCGCGAGCTGCTCGAGCACGTGGTCGCCGCGGATCCGCCGGCGGATCCGGATGCGCCGCCGGCGACGGCTGATGAGCTCGCGGCTGCTGAGAAACGCGGCCGCGATGCTGGCCGGCTCCTGGGATTCGACCAGGGCTTCCATGCTGCGACGGCCGCGCTGCAGGGCCGCGTGACCGGGGTGCTCAAGTCCGCGGAGGAGTTCATGGCCGGCTTGCGTGAGACCGCGGCATCCCTCGCGAATGGCGGTGCAAATCCGCCGGCGCCGCCGGCCACGCTGGTTGTGCACCCGACCAGGCAGGCCGCTGAGGAGTGGGCGAAGAAAAACGCCATCGTCCCCAAGCCTGCTGCGCCGGCGCCGAAGCCCGCGCCGCCGGTCGCGCGTGCGCAGCTCGTGACCGCGAGCAACTCCGGCGGCGAGAAGATGCTGAAGGCGCTCGCGATGCTGCAGGAGCAGCGCCCCTGGGAAGATGTGTGCGTGCTCGCCGGGATCCTGCACGCCAACGGCAACTTCTGGGTTGGCCGCAAATATCTGCTCGGCCAGGGATACGCGACCGAAGGTGCTGGCCAGGTGCTCGCGACGCCGGCGGGAATCAAGATCGCCGGCGGCCGGCAGCCGGCGCTGTCGCGCGCGGAGATCATCCAGCTGTGGCAACACAAGCTGCGCAGCCCTGGCGGTCTCATGCTCCAGGCGATCGCCGGCGCCCGCGGCTGTCAGATGTCGAAGCAGCAGCTCGTCGCCGCGCTTGGGATCAAGCCGGACAACGGCAATTGGTGGGGCGGGTTGAAGGCCTTGCGCAAGGCGAACCTGATGGAGCAGGAGGGCGACACCTACCGGCTCACCAGCATTGTTAGAGAAGCTCGCTGAACCACAGAAGGAATACGTATGGAACCTAAGTATTGGGATATCGGAGATGAGGCCCTCTTAAACCTGGTGCCAGCTCCAGAGCCACCGACTGATCCGGGTGTAGAGCTTCGGGAGCGGATCCGCGATCAGATAGACAAGAATGTCCGCGAGGCTTTGCTGCATTTCTTTCACGAGTCCACTACCTGTGGCCTTGGGGTCGATGGCGTTTATGTCGTGATCCACACGGATGTTGAGGAGGATGAGGAGGGAGAGGACAGATTCATCCGTAAATTTCCTATCAGAGAGTTGCTTGAGGACTTTGTTGCGAACTTCAAGGATGAAGATGGATCTGCATCCGAACTCTCTGAACTGTCGGCGCTATTAACAGAAATGTCAGGGCGCGTTAAACAACTTGCAGCGTCACGTAGTTAGGGAGGCACGATGAAGATGGAAAACGCGGAATGGGTCGAGGCGCACCTTAGGCGGAAGCTCACACCGTTCCAGGCGAGGTGCGCGGAGATCGTCGGCCTGATCAGCTCCGGCGCGCACAACGCGCCGGTGAAGTGGGAGTCGGTCGAATGGGAGTGGGGCGGCAAGGGCGTGATGGTGCTCTGGGGTCGCGGCTGTCTGTGCACCTGGGACTTCTGCAATCTCACGCCGCTCGTGTTCCTGTGCCATGACGCGCGGATCCGCCTGGAGATCTCGCCGGCGAGCCCGGACAAACTCCGGCTCGTGTTCTTCCAGCGCCAGGCCGCCGGCAAGATCATGCAGCGCCACCCAGATATGACGGAGGCACTAGCCGACCATCTGCGGTGGATTCCCGACGGCCACCCGCTGCTGTGGCGCAATCATCCGGAGCGAGAATTCGAGAAGGTGGCCGAAGGCTTCAAGACAGTCGGGCAGCGCCGGCGCGAGCGTGAATTGACGGAGCGACCCACCGACGCCGATCGGGAGGCTAACCCCGGGCTCATGTCGGGCGCTGAGATTGACGAGCAGGAACGGGTTGCTAATCGTGAAGCCATGAACGCCGCCACAAAGCTGAACGCCTCGCACTTCAACGAGATCCGCATTGCGCAGATCAAGAACGGCACCCCTGCCATGACGCCGGATGAGCGCGCCTACCTTATTGAGACGATTCCGCGCTTCGAGGAGTGTTCTGTTACGCGCGAGCAGCTCGCAGCGATGAACGATCGCGCTCTGATGGACGAGTCCTATTCCGTTTGGGCAGACTATGCCTCGACGCAAATCTAACTAACCCAGGAGGGCAATACCATGCCTGTCAAGTTGAAGGCCGGTGTCGTGATAAAGATGCGGGTGTCCCGGATCGAACGCGATACCAAACAACCCCGCCAAACTTTCGACGAGGCTCCGCTGAAGGCGCTCGCCGACTCGATGAAGATCCGCCAGGAAGTACCGATCAAGGTCCGTGTCGAGGGCAAGCGGATCATCATTGTCGACGGTGAACGCCGCTGGCGAGCTGCCAAGATTGCCAAGCTGGAGTACATCGACGTGCTGGTCGACGAGCGCAGTGACGCGCTCGATATCGCCGCGACGCAGCTCACCACCGCCGTGCAGCGCGAGCATCTGTCGCCGCTGGACATCGCGGAGTTCCTGGTCGATCTGCAGAAGCGCGAGAAGGCAAACACCAACACGCTGCTGGCTGCGCTCGCGAAGCGCGGCATCACCGAGATCGGGCCGGCAAAGCTGGAGCGCGTCATGCGCCTTGTCGATCTGCCCGACTGGGGCAAGGAGTATGTGCGCAAGGGCGTGTTCGGCGAGAGCCACGGCGCCGCGGTGCTCCAGGTGGTTCGCTTCCCCGCGGTGCTGAAGCAGCTGCGCGGGCAGATTGCTAACGACATCAGCTGGAAGGGTGGCATCACGGTCAAGGAGCTGGTTAGCGAGGTGGAGCGCGCCGTGCGTGTCGCCGGCACCGACCTGAATCAGAAGTACGGCCAGGAGGAGGATCAGCGGCACTTCCCGATCGAGCAATGCTTGAAGTGCGAGTTCTACATCAAGATCGGCGGCGGGCAGTACTGTCAGAACCGCAAGCTGTTCGACAAGAAAAACCGCGAGGCGCTGCTGCTCAAGGCCGAGAAGGAAGCGAAGAAACAGGAGAAAGCGAAGGGCAACGGCCGCGAGCGCGAGGAGCCGGTGATCGAAACGGATCCGACGAAGGTGGAGCCGCGCAAGGTGAAGTTCGTCGACGCCAACGTGGTTTCCATGAAAGGTGTCCACTACGATCGCGCGCGGCCGCTGGACGATGCCGGCTTCGACAAGACGCAGTGCAATGGATGTCCGCACCGGCACCTGGCGAGCGCGAACGGCAAAGCCGATCACGAGGATGGTGTCGAGGATCACTGCTTCTATCCACCGTGCTTCGAGCACAAGAGCGCGAGCGATTCGCGCGTGCAGGGCCGGCGACAGAAGATGCGCGAGTACCTGGAGGCCTGGCTGCGGCCCGTCGTGGTGCGCGAGGCGCCGGCACGGCTCAACGCGAAGCAGCGCGCCGGCGTCCTGCTGTGGCTCGCGACCGGCGCCGTCGACCGTGGATCCGCATTCTACGGCGGGCAGATGCATGAGCACGCGGCACGCGCGACGGTGGCATTCCTGCAGAAGCACCAGCTCAAGAGCTTCCCGCTGCTGATGGAGTTCGCCACTGCGAAGCTCGCGGAGGATCACGAGCGCCACCTGGTCGCGCTCGCGGTGCAGGTGATGACGCGCGAGCAGCTGCGCTGGTTCGCGCGCTACATCGCGATCGACCTGAATGATCCGGCGTTCGCGTATCGGATCGACGAGGGTTATCTGCGGCTCAAGCGCAAGGCGGAGATCATCGAACTCTGGAACACCTCAGCGATGTCATCGAAGCTGGAGCCGAACCTGTCTACGTCGCAGCTGCGCGACTGGTGTCTCGAGGTGAATGCCCGCCAGAAGATCGGCGTGCCGGCCGACATCCAGGCGCTGTACGACGAGACCGAGGAGACGCGCGTCGACGAGGATGAGGACGATCTGCTCGATGAGGACGATCAAACCGTCTGCATCGGCTGTGGCTGCTCCGACTTCGATGCCTGTCCGGACGGGTGCTCATGGGTCGTCCAAGGCGATCGCCGCGGCTACATGCCGGGCGGCAATGTCGGCGTCTGCAGCAACCCGGCGTGCGCACCTCATATGGAGCGGTTCCGCCGGCGGGACTTCACGCTGTCGGAGGTGGCCGAGAAACGGGTGGCGGAGCGCGACAAGCGCCGCAAGCAAGACGATGAGCAGCTCGCCGAAGCCGGCGGCGAGTTGGGCGAGATCCTCGCTGCCGGTAAAAAGCGGCGAATGCCGCGGGAGGTGTGAGGTGATTACGATCAACGTCAGGGTCAATGAAGGGACAGCGTTGCTGGCGGCCGCGCAGGAGACGATCGCGCTCGCGAGCCGATTGAACTGCCACGTCGACTTCGTGTTCGAGGGTAAGCACTGCCGCGCGATGCCTGGCGGCTCGCCGGCGGCGTTCGCGAAGGCGATCGGCGAGGGCACGTCGCTGCGGATCATCGGGAGCGAGACATGAACGACAGCTTTCCCAGTCTGCTGTTCGTCGTGCTGGTGGTGGCGCTCGTGGTGATCGCGGTCAGTAAGAGCTGCGAGCAGAAGGTGGCCGCGGTTCCGCCGGCGCCGGCGGCGGCGATCGAGCAGCCGCTGGTGCTCACCATGGAGGAATGCCGCAAGTTCCTGGTCGCCGCGGCCAACGATCGCGACAACGAGAACGTGCTGGTGTGGAACGCCTGCCTCGGCATCCAGGCTCTCGACTGGTGCGAGCTGCCGGTCGACGCGCAGCGCGCGCTACGTCGACACGGCGCCGCCGGGCGGATCTGCCCGGAGGACATCGCGCGCGAGGCGAAGTGCAATCCGCTGCAGATCAATCCGGAGACCGACAACAATCTGTCGCCGGCGGAGCTGCAGAAGAAGTCCCGGGCCTGGGCCGATTGCATGGGCTTCGAGTCGATCGAGTGGTGTGAGCTCGACCCGGCAAGCCGCAAGGCGCTGCAGGACATGGGAGCGCAAGGCCGCACCTGCATCTAGCTTCTCAGGGAGGAGGCATGAAGTTCAGGCCGCGGCCGCGACACGGCACGCACTCGATGTACAACGGCGGCTGCCGGTGCGACGCCTGCCGGCGCGCGAATGCCGAGTACACGGCGCTGCGCAAGGCGGAGCGCGGCCGCGGCAACGCGAACAAGGTGATCGACGCCACGCCGGCGCGGGAGCACATCAGGCGGCTGCAGCGCGCCGGCGTCGGCTACCGCGCGATCGCCGATGTCACCTCGCTGACGCATCGGATCGTCCTGGGGATCAAGCTCGGCCGCCGATTGAAGGCGCGTGAGCAGACGGTGAAGAAGATCCTGCGGGTCAACGTCGAGTGCCGCGCGGATGGCGCGCACGTTTCGGCGCGGTCGACCTGGCTGCGGATCCAGAAGCTGTGCGAGGAGGGGTACAGCAAGAAGGAACTGGCGAAGCTGCTCGATTACAAGATGCCGAACCTGCAGCTGCGCAAGAACAAAGTTACCGTGCGCAACCGCGCGCGGGTTGAGCGACTGTTCGAGAAACTAACAACGTGAGGGAACGCCAATGCTTCTACTTTCAAGACGAGTCGGCGAGACGATCTGCATCGGGGACGACATCACCGTCACGGTGACCAGGTGCCACGGCAACCAGGTGCGCCTTGCGATCCAGGCGCCGAACTCTGTGGAGATCCACCGCGAGGAGATCTACAAGCGGGTGAAGGCGGAGCGTGCTGCTCGAGCGGCGTCGCCGGCGAGTTGAGGAGAGGGCCGCCGGGATAAGGGGACCCGGCGGCCCGTCCTGTGCGGTCTAGCTTCCCTGCAGCCGCGCGTGATCCGACTCGATGCGGGTCAACACATCGTCCCAGTCTGCCTGGGTGACGTCACGCTCCTTCAACTTGTCGGCCACGAGCTTCATGTGCTCGTCGGTGGCCTTGCCCGCCTCGATCGCGTCGGCGACCAGGTGGAGCTTGGCTGCGCTCACGGTGTCGCCGGCGATCGCGAGGGCGAGAGCCGCGGCGCGCAGTGCCACCACTCCGATGATTGCGCCGTTCATGGGGCACCTCCCGCGGACTTGATAGCGCGCAACAGGTTTGCGAGCTGCAAGACGGCATCGTTCACCGCAGATTGCAGTGCCTCCTGCGTTTCCGCGTTCTTGACGTTGGTGTAGGTCGCGGCGAGCTGACGCAAGCCCGGCGTGGTGGGCGTGCCGATCACGATGTCGTGAACGGCCTTGTCCGCCTTCTTCAGCGCGTCGATCGCCGCCGGTGGTGTGCCAGGCCTGCTGGCAATGTCCGCAGCCTGCTTGACCAGTGCCGAGTAGTGCTCCGTCACGACGTAGGCGTACTCGTCGAGAGACTGCGCCTCCTGATATGCCGCCTTGGTGTTGGCGCAGCCGACCGCGAGCGCGGCCGCGGCGACGACCAGGAACAACCCGGCCAGCGGTGCTGTTCGCACATTCCGCATAAATGTCCTCCAGAAGTTGATACGAGACCCCAGATCAGCCGGTGAGACCCTAGCACGGCCAAGGGTCCCGGCGCCGGTGGCACCGTCGGGCCCCTTCCAGGGCCCCCGGCAGGGCCCTTTTCGGGGCTGATCAAACTGAGAATGGCGTCACCGACGGCTAGGCAAGTTCCGCCTACCATTCGCACCATACCCGGCCGCCATGGCCGGCACCCAGGAGGGCACCATGATCCGCGTCGACACCTCGGAATATCGTTTCTCCCACGGCCGCGCGCCGCGCGGCTTCGGTGTCTGGATCTTCCAGATCGGCAACCAGCAGGAATCGACCTGGCTGCGTGGCACCTACACCGAAACGCGCAAGGCCGCCAAACGGCTCGCGCACGCGATGGGTGTCCACTCGATCAAAGTCTGCCCGTAACCAGGAGCGCCACCATGATTGCCGCTGTCGTTTTTCCCGTTCTCTGCGATGACGAGCTGGAGACCACTCAGGAGCAGCCGCGCGCGAGCGTGCTCGCTGCCCTGGAGCTGGCCCGCGAGCGCGCACTGATCGCCGCCGGTCTCGTCACCCCGCGCGGATCCATCCAGACCGGCGGCCTGCTGCGCCGTCAGGCGGGTTGATATGCGCTACATCAGCAATGCTGCCCGCCAGCGTGCGCGCGATCGCGCCGACCGCGAGGAGCGTCTCGAAAAGGCCCGGGCTGCTGCCCAGGCGCATGTTGCCCGCGGCAGCTGCCCGGAGTGCGGCCGCGATCTTCGCCGCAACCTGGCGCTCGCCGGGTGGTGGCAGTGTTCTCAGTTCGGTGCGGTGGGATTCCGCGCCGACGCGACGCAGCCGAGCTGCGACTTCCAGTGCTTCACCGAATGACCCAGGAGATCCTCATGAATGCTGTTGCCAAACCAGAATTCGAGCTTGTTGCCACCTTCCCCGCCTACCGTGTCGTCAAGCGTGTGAAACGCGGATTCCACGATCGCGGGATGATGCGGATCCACGCCGGCGAGAAACTCGGCCTGAAACGCAGTTATGCCGGTGGTGACTACTACCAGCAGTTCACCGCCGGCAGCGTGGTGTCGTATGCCCTGGAGAACGGCCAGTGCCCGGTGCACGCGATCGACGATGCGCGATCGAAGGACCACAAGCTGCACTGGCTGAACGCGAGCAGCACCATGCTGACCGCGGAGCCGCGGCCGCAGGAGCAGCTGATCGAGATCGCCGTTGACCAGGTGGTCTGCTTCGAGGGCTCGCTGTTCAAGATCCGCCCGGCGCCGAATCAGAATCTGGAGCTGGTGCCGTTCCAGTTCGCAGGCTGCTGATTCCACTATCTACCCAGGAGGGCACATGATTAAGCTGTATGTACGCACCGCTGCCGGCCGCTACGAAGTGGCCGACGAGGAGACCACCCTTGAAGGCGCGGCCGCGGTGCTGGAGAGCCGCTTCCGCCACCCGGGCGTGTGCCTGAGTGCCCCGGCGCAGACGCGGGAGTACCTGGTGATCAAGCTGCGCGACAGACCGGCCGAGGTGTTCTGCGCGCTGTTCCTCGACAACCGCCACCGGCTGATCGAATTCCGCGAGCTGTTCCAGGGCACGATCGACGGCGCCAGCGTGCACCCGCGCGAAGTGGGGCGGCAGGCGCTGGAGGTCAACGCGGCCGCCGTGATCTTCGCGCACAACCATCCGTCCGGAGTCGCGCAGCCGTCCATGGCCGACGAGCTGATCACGAAGCGATTGCGCGATGCGTTGTCGCTCGTCGACATCCGCGTGCTCGATCACCTCATTGTCGGCGCGCAGGGCGTGTGCTCTTTCGCCGAACGCGGCCTGATCTGAACTCACTTCCCCAGGAGGGACCATGCAAACGCTGATTGACCTTTCCGATCGTCCGGTGAAAGCCGGCGGTCACACCATCGAACAGGTGCGTGCCTTCGCGCAGCGCGAGGCGGATGCCGCCGGCGCGGAGATCGCGATCGGCTGGCAGCTGTGCAATGCCACGGGCGAGAAGGAGCTGGGCTACTGCCCGGCTGCTGTCGCCCCGTCCAACGCCTTCGTGATCGAGGTGCTGGAGACCGTGAAGCCGTACACCGGCGGCCGTGCGAATTTCGAGGCGCGGCAGGAGTCGCGCCGCGAACGCCTTGAGAACGCGGCTAGCCGTGCGAAGGCTGAATCGTCGCGCAGGTTCAAGGCCGCGAGTGCTGCTGTCGCCGGCATTCCCTTCGGCCAGCCGATCCTGGTGGGCCACCACTCCGAGAAGCGCCACCGCCGTGACCTGGCGAGGCACGACACCAACATGCGTGCCGGCATCGAAGCGCAGAAGCGCGCCGGCGAGCTGGCTGGCCGCGCCGCGTCTGTCGGCGGTGCGGGGATCTCCTCCGACGACCCGGAAGCGGTGCGCAAGCTGCGCGAGGAGCTGGCCGCGCTCACCCAGGTGCAGGAGCAGATGAAGGCCGCGAACAAGGTGATCCGTCAGCACCGACTCGGCCGCAACGCGACTGCGGAGCAGCGGATCGCGTGCGCGAAGGATCTTGTCGGCATCGGCATGAGCAATGGCGCGGCCGCGCAGCTGGTGTTGCCGGACGTCATGGGCAACGTCGGGTATCCCGACTACCGCATGAAGAACAACGGCGCGAACTGCCGCAGGATCGAGAAGCGAATTGAGATCCTGATGCGCAATGCCCAGGTGCCGGAGGGCGAGGTGCGCCGGTCGAGGTGCGGTGTCATCTTCCAGATCCAGGAGAACCGGGTGCAGCTCGTGTTCGAGGGCAAGCCGTCGCAAGAGATCCGCGATCGCCTGAAAGGCAATGGGTTCCGCTGGTCGCCGACGTCCGGCGCGTGGCAGCGCCAGCTGAGCAGCTCTGCCCGCTACTGGGCTAACGAGTTCATCAGCTGGCTCGATGCGCGAGCTGCTGCGGAGGTGTCCCATGCTGAAGTTTGAAGGCCTTGCTGTCGGCGATCGGATCCGCGCTCAGGACTTCGAGCCGCGGCCCGGGGTGCGCGGTGATTGCTTCGTCGAGGGCACCATTGACCAGGTGGTGCCGGCGGGCAATGCGGACTTTCCCTTCTCTCACTACCGGATCCAGTGCACGCGGGATGTCTGGTGCGATGCCGATGTCGCCACGTCGCGATCGCGAGTCGGGCAGCCGGTGTTTGTGCCGATGGAATCGAGCCTGGACTGGGATTCCCGGGTCACGAAGATCGGGCCCCTCCAGGGGAACTGACGCGCTGCCATATGGGCCAGGGATGGCCCCGGTTCGCCTCCTGATCAAAGTGAGTGCGCCGTCACACCTTGTTAGGCAAGATCCGCCTACCATTCGCACATACCCGGCCGACGTGGCCGGGTCCCAGGAGGGCAAAGTGAACACGAAAGCCGACGCAGTAGAAGCCGCTTCCGACGGTGACTGGAAAACCGCGGCCGCGATCTATCGCGAAATCGGCGACGAGTTTTCCGCCCGCCAGTGTGATGACCATATCGCCCGCCAGATCGAGGCGCGTGCCAAGGCTGATGCCCGGCGCGCGGCCGATCGCGAGCGCGCTCGCGAGACGCGAGCGAAGCTGGCTGCGCTCGATCGCGCCAGCCTCGTCGCGCTCGCCAGATTGTTCAAGTAAACCCCCAGGAGGGCCAACCGATGTCGATGTTCAATCAGGACCACTATCCACCGCGCCCGCAAGTGGCGCTCCCGTCCGTCTCCGGTGTCGTCGCGCTACTGCGCAAGGCGCAGGACAACGGCCTCAAGTACCCGAAGCTGTGGCTGCAGTTCTCCGACCAGGAGGATCTGCGGATCAGTGTCGCCGGCAGCCAGTCCCGCACGCCGGGCTATCTGATGCTGACCGACGGCCGCCCCTTCGGTGATAACAAGTTCTTCGGCCGGATCTCGCCGGCCGGCGTGCTCGAGCTGGGCCGCGACCGCCCGCGCCAGTCTGAGGAGCTGGTGCCGCTGCTGTCGCGCCTCGCGTGCGAGCCTGCGAAGGTGGCGGCCGAGTTCGGCCACCTCACGGGCCACTGCACCTTCTGTGCACGCAAGTTGAATGATGCGCGCTCGATCGCGGTCGGCTACGGCCCGGTGTGCGCGGAGAAGTTCGGGCTGCCCTGGGGCGAGACGCGCCAGGATGCCGATGAGAGTGCCAACAACCAGGAGGAGTTGATCCATGTCTGAAGTGAAAGTGGAACGTATCAAGGCCGTCATCGCGCTGCTGGCTGAACGCCTCGCCGCCGATGGCATGAGTGCGGAGATTTCCGCGAAACACGGCGGCCGCCCGATTCGGCTGACTGGCGACGAGGGCAACCCGATCGCCGAGATCCCGATGGTGCTGGCCGAGCTGCTGGTGAGCGAGCACGTCTCGCAAGCCGACACGGTGCTGATCTGTGCCTGGCTCGATCAGTCGGGCGAAGCGAACCGCGTGAAGCACTTCGCTGTCGGCCGCGAAGCTGGGAAGCAGGAGGTGTGCGCCGTGGTGCACCAGCTCCTCGGCATCGACCAGCTGGTGCAGGCGATCGCCAACGCGCGAGGTGCGTGATGGAAAGCAAGGCCAAATGGCTGATGCTGGTGGCCGCAGGGTTGTGGTTGGCGAAAGCACTCGCCAACTCGACCACTGCGGGCCAGGTGGTGCTCTGGCTGCTGATCGTGGCAGCTGGAGTGTGGATCGGCCGCGCGATCGCGCGCTGGGTGCGCCGGTGAGCGCCGCGGCCGCCGGCCTGGTGCCGGATCTGTCGGCGACGCAGGAGATCCGCGTGTCGGTGCTGATTGCGCGGGCGGAGTACTTCCGGACGATGAAGGCCGCCCGCGACAATCTCCGCGCGACGCTCGCGGCCGCCTGTGGGCGCGCGATCAGCGACGAGGATCTCGCCGCGGTGCTGGCGACCGGAGGTGTGCCGTGACCGACAAGATCATGACTGCGCACTACGCCGGCCAGCGGCAGCTGCAGGGCGGAGGCATCGGGCACTTCTGGGTGTTCACCGACAAGGAACGGGTCTACACCAAGCAGATTGCGCCCGCGTCTGTTGGTGAGGAGTGGAGCTTCCACGTCGAGCAGACCGGGGAGAACCTGTCTGTTACGACTGCCGGAAAGGACGCGCCGAAGCAGACCGGCGTGTGGGCGGAGGGTGAGCTGAAGAAGGCCTGGGCTGCGCTCGATGCTGCGCACGTCCAGATCTTCCGCGAGGAGCGTGCATACAAGGCGCTTGCGAAGCGGGAGAGCGAGATCGAGCGCGCGTGTCGACCGCTGCGCGAGCTGTTCGCGACACTGCGATCGCGCGCGGACCAGGAGGCGCTGCTGCGCGCCGTGGCCGTCGAGATCAGGCGAGGTGTCAAATGAAAAAGACTGTGCTGTCCACGACGATGCAGCACGCGCTGGATGCGTGCGTGGCCGCCGGCGGGCTGTGGCGCTGGCCTGGTGGCTGGTGGGTCGCGGAGCCGTGTCCAGACGTCAAGCGCGTCGTGGTGCCGAAGGCGCCCAACTGGTCGGCCCAGACGATCCGTGCCCTTGTCGATCGGCAGCTGCTCGTAGTGACAGGGCGCGGGCCTGGGCCTGCGGGCCCGAATAGCGGGTTCTGGATCGAGGTGAAATATGTACTTGATGCCGGCCGGGTGGCCGCGCCAGGAGGATCCACGTGAAACACATCTGTGACTGCGGGCAGCGCTACTCGACGCTCGCCGCGCTTGAAGCCTGTCAGGCCGCCGGTCATTCCGCGGCCGCGGGGTGTGAGCTCGCGGATGCGGAAGCGTTCGCGCGCGAGAACGGAATCAGAGACGGCGAGGTGTACTGCGCGGTCTGCGGCGAGGATCACTTCCCGCCGGCGTGCGTCGACGATTTCCCGGAGCCCGGTGAAATGCGGGAGACCGGCAAGTGATCCCGGACGCGAGCAAGCACTGTCCGGATCCGTTCTACCTGCGGGAGCTGGTGCGCCGGTCGGGACTCTCCCAGGAGAACTGCGCGCGCCGCGTCGGGATCAGCCCGCGCCAGATGCGCTATCACCTGGCGCTCGGTGACGGCCGGCAGGACGCGCCCTACCCCGTGCAGTTCGCCCTGGAGGTGCTCGCCGGCGTTGTCTCGCCGGCGAGCCGTCGCTAATTACTTCTTGGTGGGATCCCGATCGAGCAGCGGCGGTGCGGCCGCTGTTTTCGTTTCCGCGCCCTTTGCGGTGATGGTGAGCGGCGCGACCGGGGACTGCTGACGTTTCACGATCGCGAGCACGGCGAACAGGATCGCCACACCCTGCGACACGTCCGCAACAATGCCGTCGACGTCGATGCTGTCGGTGTCGAGCTGGATGCCGAAGTGCGAGAGCACGCGCAGGCCGATCGACAGGAGCTGCGCGCCGAGTGCGATCACGGCTCGCACCTGGACTTCCGAGGTGTACCAGGGGGCTGCCGGCAGCACGGGGCCCGGCGTGGGGACTGGATCCGGTGAGTTCATCTTTCGTCTCCTCGTCTGGGGAATCGGGGACGGCGTGAACTCTACGCGAGATCTCCTCAGGTGTCCGCGGCCGCCTCCCGCAGCGTGTTTGCAGCACGCCGGGCCCACCCTTTGCCGAATGTCGGCCACGTGGAGAGCTTCGTCCAGAAGTCCAGGCGCTCTGCAATGAGGCGCGAGATCACGTCGGTGCGGCTCATGGCGGCGATCTTCGCGAGCGTGACCGGGCCGAGGTGTCCGTCATCGGCGACGCCCACTGCGCGCTGCAGGAGCCGCACCGCGGTCTCGATGCCGCTGTTCACGCCGATGTCGAACACCTGATACGCGATCGCCGGGTCGTACTCGGTCATGCGCGCACGCTGCCAGAAGTCCCGCCGGTAGATCTCCTTCGCCTCGTCGCGTGTCAGCTTCGCGATGTCGATCGCCGGGTAACTGCGCTTGCTGATGCCCCAGTTCGTCTCGCCACCCGGATCATCCTTGTGGTTGACGTAGCCGCCCTCGTGGCCGATCAGTCTGTCGAACACCTCATCGAATCCCATGCCGATCTCCTCACGCTTGCTCGAGCCCGCGCTTCGCGAGCGCGACCAGGAGCTGCTGGTTGCTGTTCTCCACGCGATCGAGCGCGCGGACCACATTTGCTTCGAGCTTGTCCTGGCTGCGCTCGACCGCACGCACGCACTCGTTGTTGCTGGCGATCGTCGACGCGCGCAGCTCGTCGAGCTGGAGCTGCTGCTCCTCTTTCCAGATGTCGAAGTCGCTGCGCGTCAGACGCTCTGCCTCGAGCTTCGTGAGCCGGTGCCCGTGGCGGATCTGCATGGTGGCGAGCCAGGCCTGGAAGCCGATGAACGCGGTGAGCACCGCGCCGATCACGAGTTCGTAGAAGTACCTGAAGAACCCGTGCTCGGAGCTGTCGGTGACTGGTGTCGTGTCCATGTCAGATCTTGAAGTTCAAGAGCCAGGGCCACTGCGCGGACGCACCGGCCGGCGATGTGGTGTGCTGCATGGAGAAGGCCTTCGTTACTGGTCCACTCTCGTTGTGCACCTCAAGGGGACCAGTGGGAGACGGGCCATAAGCCATCTGCCGGAGCTTCAGGGGGAAGCCAACCTGCTTGGTCTGCCCTATCAGGTTTATGGGGAAGAAGGAGACCTGATTGGTCGCGCTGTTGCGCATGATTTCATCTGAACCGGGGTTATTGTTCAGGAAGGAGTTCGGGACCATTCCCTGAAAGAACTTCCGGTCGGCAGCGCCGTAGTTAGTCCCGAAGAACATGGTGCCGGTCTGGCCGTACACCATGGAAACGGATGGTGGCTGCCAGGCTGCGGAGCTTGTCTTGCTGCCGAACAAGCTGAGTTGGTTGCTGGCGTTCGTGCAAAACACTCCGTCGTATTCATTGTCGGCGGCATCCACATAAATTTTGCCGGCATGGAGGCTGTACGTCGTGACTGACGCGGGATTCGCTGCAATCAGATGGAAGGTCTCCTCGCTGTCGAACCACGAGAGAGTGACGCTCGTCGTGTAAAGGGTGCTGATCGCGATCATTGACGAGGCCTTCACCACCCCGGTGTCATTGCCGAGGATCGTGCCGGAGGCTGCTGACAGGTTGCTTGGCGAGTCGACGTTGCCGTTCGGGAACCAGGTGATGCACCAGGAGTTTGCGGTCGGGCTGCCCCCGTAGATTGCCGAGTTGGCGCCGGCCGGAGCGCTGGAGTGGCAGATCAGCATGATTCGGCCGTTGCTCGCATCCTTGCGCTTCAGGACGACGTAGAACGGGTTGCTGTTCTGGGAGCTTGCGATCTGCCATTTGAAATCCGCATCGCCGCTCTTGCTGTTCACCAGCGACACGAGATCGTTTACGAAGTCGGCGTTGCCCGTGCCGGTCTTTGCCTGCGGCCCGGCGACGTGATGGGTTAGTAGTGCGCTCATCTGGCTTCTCCCTCAAACGTAAGTGCGATTGGTCCACTGGGCAAATTCGTCGATGTCCGCGTTTACCCAATCGGCGTGTTCATAGATGTAATTGCGCGTATTCCAGGCGATGCCAGCCTGGCCGGCGCCGGCGACCACCGTCACCCAGGCATCGTTAGCGTCGTTGCGCACCTTGAGTGCATTACCGTTGCCGGAGTCGACCCACCACTTGCCCGGGCCGACGAAGTTGGCGGCGTCGAGTGCGGGGTCGGTGTTCTGAAAGAACGCTGCGGGGTGTACCGCGAATTTTCCGGCGAGTAGGTGATGCTCGGTCATCAGACTGCTCCCAGGCTTTCCCAGTCGGTGTTGCCAGTGTTGCGGATCTGCAGGATCAGCAAGCTCGGAATGAACCAGAGCTTGCCGGCAGTGATCGCGTTCGCGGCATCGAGCGCCGGATCCGTCTCGCTGTGGATTGCGATCGGGTGTATCGCTGATGGCCCGGTCTCACGCATGTGCGCTGTATAGGTAACGGGCATCAGAAGGTCTCTCGCACGCCGGTGACAATTTCGCCGTCGCTGAATAGTACTTGAGGATCCGCTGGATCACCGTTGGACAGTGGCAATAGGTAATGCCCGCCGCCGGCGTTGAGTGTCACCTGGCCCGGTGTGGAGCTGTCGACCGTGATGCCGGTGCCGCCGATCAGCCGGCGCGAGTTGGCGAGCGTCGCGGTCTCATCGGCGAAGGTGATGAACGTCTGGTCGAGTGATCCACCTCCCACACGATCGGCCGAAATCTTTCGGTATGCCAGCAGGTTGTTGTCCCACACAACCAGGTCCATGTCGTCGAATGCCGGCGTGGTCTCGTCGACTTCATCGAGTGGCGGGATCGCCGGCGTCCAGGCCGGCGGGATCTGCGCGCCGTACTCGTCGACGGAAGTGTGCTGGCCCGTGCCCTGATCGAAGATGATCGAGCCTTCGCCCGGATCAATGAACGTCCAGGTGTCATCGTCGAGATCTGCCTCCGCGATTTCGCCCTCGTGGCCTGCCCACACGCCTGTCGCGCCTGGCCCGATGAGCCAGCGATCGCCATCGTTGACGGTTTCCACGTCCGGATCCGGCGGCGTGCTGCGCGTGCCCAGCACCGCGGAGGTCGGCGGCGGTGCATCGTCCGGCGGATCAATCGGCGCGATCGGTGTCGCCGTCGGTGTCTCCGCCTGGTACTCGGTCCCGGGCAGCGCGTAGATGTCCTCCACTGCCTGCACGCTCACCTTCGAGTCCTGCAGGGTGCCGCTGCGCACGGTGATCACTCGGAACACGGTGGGCAGCAGCTCGTGAGGCTCCCACTCCAGGCGCACGACGTCGCCCGACTGGTGATTGAACGCGCGCAACGCCTCGAATTCGATTCGCGCCAGGGGCAGTGACTTCGCGAGCAGCTCGCGGCCGGCGACGCGGCGGATCAGCTCGTGATCGTTGATCGCGGTGAAGTCCATCTTCTCCGGGATCCGGCGGGCCTGTGCCTGGATGTTGCCGAGGTCCTGGACGACGATCTCCGCGGCCTTGCCGGTGTCGGGGTTCGTCCAGGCGAGTGTCAGCTCGTTGACCGTCTCGCCCCAGCTGCGTCGCTCGAAACTCTCGACCCTGTTGATCGTGCCCTTGCCGTACAGCGGCAGATCCGCCGGCACATAGTCGCCGCGGATGAGTTTGATCAGGTAGCGGCCGGTCGAAGGATCGAACGCGAGAATGCCGGCGATGTGATCGAGCACGATGCCCAGGAAATCTTCGATGCTCGTCTGCTGGTTCCACAGCATGTTGAGCCCGAACTCCTCATCGAACAGCGTGTCGGCGACCGCGCGAAAGTTGGCGTCGGTGATGTCGTCGACCGGATCCGCGGCCATGCCCCACTCAGGATCCGTCAGGCACTGATAGATGATGTGCGCCGGATTCATTCCGGTGCCGCCGCCCGGTAGCGTGATGGTGGCCTTCTCCGGATACCACACCTCATCGTCGTGCCAGCCCTTCTCGATGCGCGTGGCCGTGACTGCCATCGCTTTCACGTAAGGAGTGGTGCCGACGTAGCCCTTGGTGAGCACCTTGAGGAGCCCGCGGATGCCGGCGCCCGGCACCTGCTGAGTGCCGCGCTTGGACACCAGGCAGAACACACCGCGATACGCCGGCACCGGCGCCGCCTGCTGGCTCGCGAGATAGGTGTTCACCGCCTGGTCCGCGGCGCCCATGCACACGTCGACGTCGGCGATGTAGCCGCCCTCGCGCTTCTCACCGCCGAACAGATTCGGCTGATTGATGTCGAGCGTCGTGTTGTCGGTGGCGTTGCCGGACCAGGCGAGCTTGTCGCCCATTTCGATCTTCGTCAGCTTGTCGACGGGCCCATGGCAGAACCCGAGGTGCATTCCCAAGTGATACTTGTAGCCGACGGTGGTCGAGGAAAAGAGCGACTTCTTCTTGATCTTGATGCTCTTGAGATCGCCGTACCACAGCACGTTCGCGCCGGTGATGCGCCAGGTGCCGAACAGCACCGGGATCGGCCTGTCCTCCTCCGCCACCGGAACGTCGAAATCTTCCAGCGCTGCCGATCGCGGCTTCGGCGGCTTGGGCGCCAGCACGATCGAGAGGATCAGGACGATGATGTAGTAAATGATCTGGACCCATCCGCCTTGATATTTGCGGATGTTCCGGATCTGTCGGCGAGTTCTAGCTAGTCCTAACATCAGAACACCGAAGTCTGTCCCATGGGGTTCTGCCGCGGCACGTAGTCGAACCCGCCGTAGTTGAGGATGTTGTCGAAAAAGTCGTTGCAGTCCGGCCGATCGTGCTTGCAGCCAGGCGAGACGATGATGCTGTCGAGCGCCGCGAGCCCGGCGAACGGGTGCGTCAGCACGATGGTGTCACCGGAGTGCGAGGCAATGCCGCGCTTCTCGATGCGGCCCGGGGTCGGCTCGAACTTGACGACGCCGCCGGCGAATCGCCCATCGTCGAAGGTGTCGAAGATTGCCGCGGAGATCTCGGTGCCGCTCACGCCGTCGACGGTGGTGGTGATCTGGAAGTCCGCCTCGACCGCCTTGCACGCCGGCCCGTACAGCACGTGCGGGCAGCCGGCGCCGTAGGTGCGACGCAAACCCATCTGCTTGATCGAGGTGAACTTGTTCTCGCAGTAGAGCTTGCCCATGTTGGCGATGCGCTTGCCGTTCAGGACGCGGCCGCGCCAGATGACGCGCAGCTCCTGATCGGGATCGTTGCGATGGAACCGCGAGATCGTGAGCGTGATCACATCCGACGGTGGCGCACCTTCGTAGAAGTCCAGCACCGGGAAATCGAGTGGGCAGTCGATGTCGATCGAGTTCTTGGGCAGCTCGTCGGTCGACTCGAATGGCCCGTGATTCAGCGCATACGGCAGATAGAGCAGGCTCGCGACGGTCTGCTGCGTGCCCGCGGAGGTGTAGCGGAAGTTGGTGCCGTAGACCCGGAAGGTGTACAGCTCCACCGGCGACGCCAGCTCAACGCTCTGTTCGTACTGGTCATAGCTCATTGCGCGGCCCCTTGAATGGCAGGACTGCCTCGAGCTGCGTGGGCGTGGCCCAGGTCAGCTCAATGCTGTCCGCGTCCAGGCGAACGTAGTGCATCCAGGAGATGCGCTCCACATCCTCCGGCTCGAACTGCTCCGGGAAAACCGCATTCAGCACCAGGCGCTCTGTGAGCTCGTTGGGTGCCGATGGATCCGTGACGCGCCGGTAGTACACGTTGCCGTTTTTCAGCTGGACGCGAATGTCTCGCCGGCCGGGTTCCGATTCTGCGAAGTGCACCAGGCCGCAGGCCTCGACGTCGATGTTGAGCGAGGAGGTGGCGACCAGGTTGGTGAGCTTCAGATCGTCGCACCAGGTGGGCAGCCAGATGCCGCGGCACCGTCCCTTGCGTGCATAGATCCACTCGCGCAGGTAGTCGCAATCCTCGCGGTTCATGCAGGTGAACACGAAGCGCGGCTGCGCGATCGCCAGCTCCGACTCGTCGGTGACGACGATTGCGCCGAGCCGGAAGTCACTCACCTCCAGCTTGCGTGCGTAGTCCAGCTCCGGACCCTCGCGCCAGTTCATTTCCCGCTCCATGACTGGCAGGTCCCTGTAGAGCGTTTCGTCGAGTGCGTCGTGCGTGATCTCCTCGATCGACTCGAAGCGTGCGACGCCGCGCGCGTAGTTGCGGTAGAAGCGCTGCGTCGCGCGCGGATCCAGGAGCCGCGCGCTGCGTGCCGGATACACCTTGGATCCGATCGGCCAGGTGGCAATGATCGGCGCCTGCAGGTTCACCGCGTCTGGATCCACCGAGTCGATGCCGAAGGCCTCATAGGTGCCGTCCGGGCCAACGACGATGCCGAGCCCCAGGGCGTGATAGTCGCGGCCAGCGGTGTCGATCGGGATCTCCTCCGCGCCGGCGAGGAGTGGCGCGGCGAGCGCGGTGACGTCGGTCCAGATCGGCACGGCCCAGTTGTTGCCGCCCCACCCGAAAATGATGTTCTCGAAAAGGCGGCGCGTGCTGTCGCGCACGTCGAAGCTGAACTCCCACTCGATGCGCGCGCCGCCCATCAGCTGCGCGCGCTGCTCGCTGCCGTCGTAGGCCTCCTGCACGTCGGTCGAGAATCCCAGGCGCTCGATCACGGGATTGACCCAGTTGGCTTCCCACACCCAGGCGACGATGCGAATGCCCTGCACGTGGACGACGAATTCCGCGACGTCGAAGGTGAAGGTGAAGTCGGCGTCGACTGTGGGTGGCCCTTCGGTGCTGATGCTGAAGGTGTAGAACGCCTGCTCGAGCGGCTGCAGATCGAATGGCGGCGGCGCCGGCAGCGTCAGCACCACGCCGGTGTCGCCGACGGCCACGACGCTCACCAACGTGCGCGGCACGAAGAATGCATTCCAGATCGAGACCGGCCGCTCCTGAACGCTCACCACGTTGCCGAGGTCGATGATCAAGGGCTCCACGTGGAGGCGCTCGTACCAGTCCAGGAAACCGAAGGCCTTCTGGTGATTGCCCGCGCGATCCTGCGGGATCTCGTCGACCGGCTGCGTGTTCGCCTTGAGACCATTGGTCAGGTCCGGGTTGCCGGTCCACACCAATAGATAGTCCGGCTCCACCATGAAGCCGATGTCAGGATTGGTCGGCTCCGCGGTGAAGATTCCGGACGGGAACAGGTTGCCGGCGAAGTCCGCCATTTACGGCCTCAGGTGCGCGTAGCCGTACAGCCCGCTCGAAAGGATGCCGGTGCCGGGCTGCGTCAGGTGCCGCTGGAACACGGGGAACACCTGCCACTGCTGACCGCCGTAGCTCACGATCTCGCCCGGATCGAAGTTGCGCATGGAGACGAAGCGCAGGTTCGGGATCCTGCCGACTGGCGACGCCAGGCCACTCGCGCGCGCGACGAAGTACTCGCACGGGAACAGCGCGGTGCGCAGGTTCCACGACTGATCTTGAGTCGGCCAGTAGCTTGCCCACAGCCCGTCGCCGCGGCCGCTGCCGAATGCCATGTCATCGTCCGACGCCAGGCTCGCCGGCTGCTTCATGATTGCCCAGTTGGGCGATGCCTTGCCGTCGTAGTCGACCCATAAGTGCCCCGTGAGCTTGGTCGAGTTGGTTGCATCGCAGATGTGCCGCACGCCACCATAGTCCGCGAAGGGGATCGAGAAGATTGCGCTGGCGTCGCCCTCGGTCGAGTCGCAATACACGCCACCATCGTAGGTGCCGGACGGCACCAGCTGTCCGATCGTCCAGTGCCGGAAGATGTTGGCGCTGATCTCGACCGAGACGTGCACGTACTCGTATCCATCTTCGTCGCCGAGATAGAAGTGATACGCGGTGTACGGCCCGGCGCCGAGATCCAGGATGTCGGTGACGGTGGCCGCGCCAGGCTGCGCATTCCAGGCCGCCGCGCCGCTGTAGCCGGTGCAGCCGCGGCGCTGCCACTGGGTCGTTGTCGCGTCGATGCCGGCGTAAATGATGCCGCTGCCGCCGTTGTGGATCACGGCATCGCCCGACGCCGGCGCGGAGCTTGTCCACCCGTTCGCGGTGATGAAGGTGATCAGCTTCGACAGCAGATCAGCGGGATCGGTGGCAACACCTGTCTCGTAAGTCACCATGCTCGCTCACTCCAGTTTGATCGCCGCGTAGTAGTACCGCGCGGTGCGGTGGAGATTCTGCACGACCAGGTACGGAATGCCGTCGATCGTCACCGTGTTCTCGGATGCATTGTTGAAGCCCGACACCGCATACACACCGTCGATCTCGCCAAAGGTGTCGCTGACCGGATTGGTGCCCATGAGGATTAGTGGCTTCAGCCAGTAGGTCCCGTCGACGTTCTCCCGTAGCTCGCGATAGCGCGTCTGCACCTGCCCATCCAGCGAGTCCGCGGCATAAGGCCACACGTGATTGCTGCTCGAGACGCCGGACTCACCGCCGCCCGACTGCTGGAAGTTCTGCACCGCGCGCCAGGATCCGGCGCCGGGCATCAGCATGTAGGCGCTGCTGCCTGGATCCCAGAAGTTGCGGTTGTTCTCATTGGTCGTCGACCAGCGAGTTGTCGGTGTGGCGACCGGCGCCGCGAGGTAGTAAGGCTGCGGGTATTCGCCCGGCGTGCCGTATGGCAGGTATTTGCCGGCGTGCGCCGACGGGTAGACGGTCGAGACCTTCGGAGTGATCGTGACGCGCTGGCCGTTCGCCACGAACCAGTACTGCATCGGCTGATTCCAGATCGGCAGATAGACCACCGTCGAAATGCCGGGCTGCTCGAGATCTCCCAGGCCCGCGTTGTAGCTGCGGAACATCCAGATGCCGAGCGCATAGGTGTCGGTGCCGACATCTTCGTGCAGGCTGAAGCCGACGAAGATCTCCTCCGTGGTGCTGATGCCAGGCGCCATGTACAACGCGCGCTTGTTGAGTGAGTCGTAGCGCAGCAGCTCCCAGTCCGGGCCGCCCGGCGTGGTGACGCTGCGCTCCAGGAAATCGCGCAGCCGATCGAACAGATCTTCGTGATCGGCTGCGGTGTCAATCTCGACGGCCATCAGCGCCCTCCTAACAATCGTTTCAGTGTCACCGAGTTCTTGCTGATGACGTTCATGATCGCCCGTTCGCCGGACGCGGAGTTGATCCCGTCGGCGACCAGGTTCTCGTCGACCAGGTTGACGATGCGGATGCCCTGGGTGCCGGAAGCCTGCGCGCCGGCGGGCGTGCTGACAGGTGGACCCACCTGGCCGCCGGTGGCGAAGCGCGGCGCGCGCATCACATCGCGGAGCCGCAAGCGACCGGCGTTCCACGCGCGCATGAAATTGAGCGCGCCCGGCTCCATGAGCCTCGCCTTGCGCAGCACGAATTCGCCCTCTTGCGCGAGGATCGGGATTTTGTCCGGCCCCGGGATCGGGAGCCTTGGGCCGGCAACATCGCCGCCGCCGACATAGCCGCGGATGCGGCCGCCGTACTGCGCCAGGCCCGCGCCGACGCCGGTCAATCCGGATCCGGCCTGCGTCGCGCCGCCGGCGCCGCCACCGAAGGCGCTGAACAAGGTGCGCACCAGGGCGAGCGTCGCCTGCTGCGCGATGATCTCGGCCACCATCCGGCGCAGCGAGTCGACCACACTGCGCGCCAGAGACTTGAAGGCGTCGCCGATGTCCTCGATCTTGTCGGCGTTCGCGAGGAAATCCTCCAGGCCCGACTGGAAGGCGTCGATGCCGGCGTTGCGGAACTGCGTGGCGAAGTCGGTCGCGGCCTTGTAGCTCAACGCGATCTGATCCACCGACGCGGCGAACTCGCGCGCCTTCTTTATCTGCTCCTCGTTGCCCGACGCTTCGGCCGCCGCGAGCATCGCCTGCGCGAGCTGCTGGAGCAGCTCCAGCCGCTGCTGTTCCAGGTCCAGGATTGCGCGCTCGCCCTCGGCCTGGCTGCGCAAGCCGAGTTCGACGTCGTTGCGGATCTGCTCCTGGTCGCGCTGGAAGGCTTCGAGCGCATCACTGCCCTGTCGCTGCAGCTCATCGAAGTTGAACGCCTGCTCCGACAGCGCGCGCACCCTGTTGACGGTGGCCTCGATCTCCGCGGCCGTCTGCCCGGCGCGGATCCCAAGCTCGCGGATCTGCTCCAGCTCCAATTCGAGGTTGTTCTGGAAGGCCTGGTGCCGGTTGCCCTCCAGGTCCGCGAGCTTCGTCTGCAGCTCCAGCTGCTGCTGGCCGAGTTCTTTTCGTGCGGCCGCCTCGTCGGCGTCGATCTGCGCCAGCTCGCGCGCGGACGCGACCCGCTGCCGGGCGATCTGCGCATCGAGCTGCGCGAGCTGCTGGCGCAGCTTGATGCGATCGGCCTCATCCTCCGGGCCACCTTCCGTGCTGCTCGAGTTCAGCTGCGAGACGAGTGCGGCGCGCTGCGCCTTCAAGGCCTGCAGTTCGACCGCGTTCTCCCGCTCCTGCAGCTCGCGCCGGCGGGCGAAGAATTGCTGCAGGGAGATCAGGCCCTGGTCGTAGGCGTTCTGATTCTCCTGATTCAGCGTTTTCAGGTGCTCTTGCTGCAGCTTCAGCTCATCGTCGAAGGCCTGCTTGCTGGCGGCGCGCTGCGCGGCCGCGGCCTTGCGCGCGGCATCCAGCGCAAAGTTCGGATCCACGCCGAGTGGGGTGGCGGACTTCTTGGGCGGCTCGTCGGTGGTCAGCTTGTCGAACGCGCCGCGGATGTCCTCCGCGGCCGCAAGATCAATCTCCGCTCGCTCGCGGGCGCTGCGCTCGAATGCGGCGGCCGCACCCTCAAAGTCGCCCTTCGCGATCGCCTTGCCCGCGTCAATGATCGCGCTGACGAAGCTCACGACCTTCGCGGTCACCGCGCCGATGGTCCTGCCGACGCTCACGAACAGGAACGTGACCGTCTTGATCACGATGCCGATGGCCTGGCCGAGCACCTTGAAGCCGTTGGTGGCGCCCGTGGTCGCGCCCGTTATTGTCTCCATGGAGTCGGCGACCGCCGGCGCCAGGCCCGACAGGAACTGAGTGGCGACGCCTTCGGCCTGCAGGCCGATCGTCTGCAGTGAGTCGTTGGCGCGCGCGGCCGCGTCGGCGAGATCTGCGTCGATGAGTACGCCGAGTTCCTTCGCCTTCGCGATGAAGGCGTCGATGCCCTGCTCGCCCACCGCCTTCAGTGCGGTTGTGAGCTCGCCGGCGCCGCGGCCGAAGATGCGCTGCGCGGCGGCCGCGCGGTCGGCCGCGTTCGGGATCGCGGCGAGCTTGCGCGCAATCTCCTCCAGTGCTCGAGGCGCGGAGAGATTGCCGAACTTCGCGATGTCGACGCCGATCGCGGCAAGGTTGTCCTTTGCCTCCTGGCTGCCGGCGGCCACCTGGCCCATGATGTTGGTCGTCTTGAACAGCGCGGTCTGCAGGCCTTCCTGGGACGACTGGTTCTGCCGGAACGCGAGCGTCAGGCCCGACACTTCTTCGACGGTGCCTCCGACGGATGCGGCGAGCTTGCCGGTCTTGTCGGCGGTGTCGAGCGCCGCCTTGCCGAGCGCGATCATGCCGGCGACCGCGGCCGCGAGACCGATCGCGGGAAGGACTGACTTCAGCTCCTGGGCAGCCTGCTTGACCAGGCCGAGCTTCTTGCCGGCGTTGTCGCCGGATTTCTTCGATTCGTTTTCGATCTTCCGCAGCGCCGCGATGACTTCGTTGATGCCTTCGGGCGAGAGACGGACGCGAATGTCTGGGGTGCTCATTTGTCCTGCCTCAACAGAAGTTTCGGGATCTCAGGCACGTCGACACCTTTGCTGCCGGCGAAACAAACGCGCACCTGATACATCAGCTGCCGGTGCCGCAGATCCTCCCGTAAATGCTCGCGTGACACCTCCAGGTAACTGATCAGCACCTCACTCAGCGGCCACCGCTGCACGACCAGGGCCCGCGCGAAGTCGTGCAGCGCGACTTCGCGGACGATCGTCTCCCAGTCGCCGAGGTGCCTCAGTGCGCCGCGGGCGGGTGGCCTGGCTGGCTCTTTTTCGTCCGGGTCAGCATCGTCTCCGCTCGCTCTAAATAGCTCTGGGAACGATTCAGCGATGCGATGCCTTCCCGAAAAAAATAGATGTTCACCTGGAAGGCGAGACGGAAAACCTCCTCGCGATCGGCGCGCGCTGTCAGCCCCCTGATGAACTTGGCGGTCGCGGCCGCCAGCTGCTCATCCCAGTCGGTTTCCGTCTTGCCCACCGGCAGGAGGAATCCGCCTAACAGCTCCGGAAGTTTCAGCGTGTCGGTGACCCGCGCCTGCAGGCGCACTTGGTACTCGATGTCCGTCTCGCCTTCGTTGAATGGAAGCGGAAGATCCAGCCCTGTGCTCCGCATCAGGGCGTGGATGTACGCTTCGTTGGCGACCGTGATCACGTCGTAGTTCACGACGTTGAACAGCCGATCGCCGAGCTTGATGTCCCCAGTCATCGCGGTCATGGCGGGTTACCGCACTCGATCGAGGGTGCCGAACGGATCGTTGGGGTGATTGGCGGCGTCCGACAACACACCCATCGTCAGCTGGAAGCTGCCGAACTCGTCGCTGATCACGTTGAGTTCGCCTTCGGGCGCGACGCTGCAGCGCCAGATCTCCAGCCGATCGCGTGCCGCGTCGCCGTCCTGGTTGGCGTCGTCCGCCAGGTACAGGAGGTGACAGATCGGCGCCGCATCGCGCGCGAGCCGGATCTGGTCGATCGTCTTGGCCGGGATGTCGTAGGTGACGACGAGATCCATGCCCACCTCGACGGCGCCGCCGGCGAGGATGCCGATGAGCCCGGCGTCCGCGTACAGCTGATAGTCGGTGCCGGCGACGAGTGCGATCGAGCCGTCCGCCTGGATCGACACGTTCGTGACCTGGCGAGCCTCCAGATCCAGGTATTTGCCGGGCGCGACGAGATCACCATCGAAGTTCTTGGTGGCGCCGTTCTGCAAGGCCTGGAGCTTCTCGTTGCTCGTGCCGAGCAGAAACTTCTTCAGGTTGTTGAGCGTGTATTCGCTCAGGGTGGCCGTGAGTGTGTACGCGATGCGCGTCACCGCTTCGGCGATCAGGGGCGCGGATCGCTCCGTGCTCGAGAACAGCTGGGCCTTCGTGACATCGGCCGACAGCGTGATCGCCGTCGCGTTGCCCATGAAATCGAAGCCCTGGTGGTCACCATCGCTGGTGAGCGTGTCGAGCAAGAGGGAACCCTTGCCGAGCTTTACTTTCGTGCCATCTGCGGGAAGGGGCATGTTCGCGACTCCTGTGGATGTGGATGTGACGCGCCCGCCCACCGGCGGCCGCCGTGCGGGTGAAATATACCCGGCCGGCGCCGGATTGCGGTTTCGCTTCGCGCGCGATCGCCGGTGCGCACTCCTCTATATGCGGTAGTGCTCGCGGATCCAGGGGCAGCGCTCCTGCACCTCCGGCGTCCAGGGATCCTCCTTGCCGTGGAAGTTGATCGCGCGCAGGTTCGCCGGCAGCGGCGCCCGGCCGTTCTGCAGGTGCACGCGCCAGGAGTAGACGCCATCCTTCTCCGGCGACCATTTGGCTTCCCCGGGTCCGAGACATGCGCCGATCCAGGCCTGATCCGAGCCGATGTAACCGAGCGCCTTGGCCCGCGCCGGCGACGTCGCCGGATCGAACTCGTGCCACACCTTTGAGCGGCAGCCGGCGCGCATCATGGTCATCGCGCCGTTGTAGGGCGTGTTGCGGGCGGTGTCGCCGCAGATCACGAAATCCTCCGGGCGGTGCCACAGCGGTGCCAGCGCGTCGACGAAAAGCCAGTCGAGATCCAGACTGACAAACCAGGGACCCAAGATGTCGGCCGCGCTCTCGTCGTAGATCTTCAGGCGCCGATAGCAGTTGACGCCGTTCGGCCCTTTCAGCTCGTGATGGTCGTCCCAGACCGGCACGATCCGGATGTCGCCGTCGATGCCGGCAGGATCGTCGGTGATGCACACGAATTCGTGCGGGAACGGGTAGTGCCGGTCCACCTGCGCACGAAGGTGATTGACGTGCGAGGCCTGGGGATCGCGCCGATCGCCCGGCGGTGGCCGCCACTTCCAAGTCGCAATGACGAGCTTTTCCATGTCACTCGCCCGCGTGGCCTTTCACGATGTCGAACAGCTGCGAGTAGCGGTGCACGAAGCCGTCGCGCTTGTCGCGTAGATAGATCCACTTCGGCAAGATCTCAGGCTCATGCGCGCGGAGCAGTTCGCGGAACAGCGTGCACGCGCGATCGCGCGCGCCGCGGTCATACAGATAGAGCACCGCGCCGCACCGGAACCGCGGCCGCAAACCCTCCGGCAGCCGACTGGCCCAGGTGTCCCAGTTGGCTTCGATCTGCTGCGGACTCCACTCACTTCCCAGGAAGTGCTGCTCCGTCACCTCCTCTGCCGTGAAGCGCCGGGTCACGGTGAAGATGCCGGTGGTGCCCGGGTAGATCCCGCGCACGAAATCGACGATGCCGGCCTGCATGAGCACCGTCATGCAGATCACCTGGTCGTAGCTCGCGAAGTACGCGAAGTCCTGCCAGGCCATCACGTCGCCTGCCTCGAGGTGCGTGCCGAAGATCTGCAGCGCGCGCGCGATCTCGCGGAATCGCTTCGGTGCATCGGCGATCAGGCAGGAGATCCGCCCACCTTTCCAGTTGGCCGCGATGATCTCGCCCTTGTGGATCTCGACCAGGCTGCGCAGCGGTCCCAGGTTGACGGCGGCCTGTTCCTCCATCGGCCGTTCGAGCTTGCCGCCGGCCTTGTATTCGTGGATCGCCTGCCAGCGGAACCGATCGTAGGTGTGCATCGGTCGGGCCACGCCGGCGTCGCGCACACCGGCGGCGATGTAGACGGTGGCGCCCGCCAACCAGGTGCCCAGCTCCACGATCGCGCCGCGGTTCGCGCAGTCGCGTGCGAGCTCGTAATACGCGAACTTCTCCGCCGGCGTGGTCATGGACGGGATCTCGATCGCGCCGTCGTGGAGCGTCGGCTTGATCTCCACCTGCTCGATGTGGGAGAGATCCGGGCAGTCGGCGTGAATGGTGCGCACGCGCGCGAGGATCCAGGGCAGCTCCAGCAGCTTCGCGATCGCGACGCGGTGGTTGCCGTTGTTCGAGAGGATCACTTCGCCGTCACGTGCGATGAACACCTCCGGCAGCGGCGGGATCCGGCCGTCGATGCGCTCGCGGAATCCGTGATCGCGCATGTCGGCGTACAGCGGATCCACTTCGCCGTAGTACTGCTCGAGCAGCTCGTCGATCGTGGTGCACCCGCGCACCTCCTCGCCCCGACCGATGCGCACGCTGTAGATCTCCTTGAAAAGATCCGTTTCCTCCCATCGCCGGCCCTCGCGGAAGCGCTGCGCCATGGCGCGGTGCTTCGCCGCATCGTCCAGCGACATGCGCCTTGCGGTGTCCCAGTCGCCCGGGTGCCAGCCCTTCGGCAAGTCGCTAATGAAATCGAGCTTGAAGCGGATCCGCGCGGGATCCACGCGGATGATGTCGCTGTGCTGCACGGTCAGTCTCCCCAGAATAAAAACGCATGGTGCCCGCTGCTCCAGCGGCAGGACTTCTCAAACCAGTTCCACACCTCGCGCGGCCGCGCCTCGTTGCTGGTGAGCGTGATGTAGATGCGGCCGCCTGGCGCGAGCTGCGAGCGGCAGCAATCGAGAAAATAGTTCCAGGCCGTCACGTCCCAGAGTGGTGCGAGATCGAACTCGACCATGGTGGCGGTGATGCGATCGAAGGTGCCGAGCTGCGGCAGCGGCGTCATCGGCATCAGGCGATGCGGATGCTTCTCCACCCCGAAGAATTTGCACAGCCGCGTGTACAGGTGCGGCTCCGGCAGCGGCATATCCAGGCCAATCGTGTGATGGCCGCAGTAGCGCGCCGCGAGTCCCAGGTGACCCGGCCCGCAACCGATGTCCAGGATCCGAAGCTCGCGCCAGCTGTCGGCCTGCAGGCCAGCGGCGAAGCGATCGAGCTGGCCGAACTTGTGGTGGATCCAGTACACCAGGTTCAAGTACTTGCGCACCTGATACGGCTCGCTGCGGAAGCGGTGCTGAATCCGCGAGTACTCGATGTGATCGAGCTGCGTGCGCAGCCACCGCAGTAGATCGGCCTGCGCGATCGACGCCGTGCGCAGCGCGTCCGACAGCGCCATGTCGAGACGCTGCTCCGCGCCGTCGATCACCTCCTGCTTCACGGGCGCACCCCGACCACGATCGGATCGCCGTGGTCGAGTGTCGTCTCGATGCGATAGGCCGCGCCCTCCAGGAGCGCGGTCATGCCCTCGATCGCAGCCAGGAAATTGAAGCGGCCGAGTTCGCTGCGTGGCTCTTGCCGGTGCTGCTGCTGGCGGCCGCGGTTTCCACAGAGCACGATCCGCTTGACGCCGGCGGCCGCGGCCGCGGCCATGACGCGCGGTGCGTGCTCGCGCATGTAGTAGATGGCCCGCACCGCGATGAGCACGTCGACGCCGGCGAGCAATCCGAAGTTCTCCAGGATGTCGCCGCAGACGAGCTGCGCCCGGCGGGTGTCGAAGCCGAGCGTGTTCCAGCGCTGCTGCAGCCGCAGGCTCGCGTGGTGTCGATCGGGTCGCAGCTCCAGGCCGATCGCGTTGGTAACCAGGCGCTCGCGCGCGAGGAGCAGCGTGAGCACACCTTCGGCGGCGCCGATCTCCAGTGCGCACTCGCCCTTGATGTACGGAACCAGGCGCGTGTACTTCGCCGGCACCACCCCGTCACGGATGTCGGCGCCATGGCGCTTGTACGCGAGCGATGGGCGCTCGTTTTCTTCTACTGGCATCACGGACTCCCCAGAAAAACGGCCTTGTGGTCTCTCACCAGCGGATCCGCCTCCTTGGCGGTCAGCTCCAGCACCTCGCCGGCGTTGAACGGCCGGTGCGCGATTACACAGTCCGAAAGAGTGCGCACTGTCCGCGACCGCAAATCCCGCAACAACAATTCCCGATCGACTACAGGCTCCGGCGTTTCACGTGGATCATAGTGCGCACACTTCTCGCGGAACAGAGGGCTGCATCCGAGCGCGCGGTACTGCGCCGGAAAGACTGCTAACAAAGTGCACCACCGTTGAAGATGTTGCACTGGAGTGGCGGCGCGTCCGGACGATCGCGCTTTCGGCGCGTCGTGATACGTCGCGCCTTCCCACAGATCCATGCCCATGAGGATGATCGGCGCGCAGCCCATGAGCCGCGCGCACCAGGCCGCGGCCATGCTCGAGCTGGGGCCCGGCATGTACGTCAATCGCCAGTCGCCCCATGGGTGCCGCGAGATCACCGGCACATCCCACGGCGCACCGTCGCGCGCCGGCGGTGGCAGATCCCTCATGCCGATGTCCCGGCGGACGCGCTCCTCGATCCGGTCTGCACATACGACGTAGCTACAACGTCGTGACAGCGCCGGCCGGTCCTTCAGCAGCCGTAAGCCGTGATCGTTTACCGATAGATAGAGCGCGTCCGCCGGCGCCTGCTCGATGTGCGTCGCGAGAGAGGGCCCGCCACCCATGATCACGGCCGCGCGGCCAGGGTGCGCGAGCACCAGGTCGCGCACCGTGCGATACGGCGGCCAGGCAGTGCGGCGCATTACGCGCGCTTGGTCAGATCGTTTTTGCGGGTGTAGTAGCGGATGCGCCAGCGCGTGAGGGCGACGATCACGAACACGCCACCGTCGTTTGCTGTGGCCCAGAGCGTGTTCAGCTCGCGAACTCCGAGCGCCTTGCCAGAGAGCTTGGTGTCGCCGAGTGTTGCGACGATGTGCTCCAGCAGCGGCTCGATCGCGTCGTCTGCTTCTTCGGGCAACTCCACCGGCACGATCGCCTGGATGAGCAGCACCATGTTCCGCTCTGTCAGTGGGCCGGAGTCGCCGCCCACCTGGTCGGCATCTTCGTCCTGGAAGAATGCGGCGAGCCGCGCGGCGCGGATCTTTTCACCGGGGATGAATCGCCGGCGCGTGCACTCCGGGACATCGGTCGGCCGATCGGTGTTGAGCTCCTGGATGGCCTGGTCGCGGATCTCGGTGCGGACGCTCATAACGCTTCTCCCAGTTCGATGATGGTTAGGCCCGACTCGTCGCCGCCTGGGAGCAGCTCGCGGAGGAATCGGAAGGATCCGTAGTTGTCGATGCTCACCAGCTCGTTGAGATCCAGCGTGCCGATCGCGTCGACGTACTGGCACTCGAATGAGATCCCGACCGTCTGCACGGCGCCGCCGGGCATCTGGATCTCGCGAGGCTGGTGGAAGAAGGCGCCCTGCACCTCGATGCTGCCGTCGATCAGTGCCACGGCCTTGACGATGCGGGATCCGAAGATCCTGCGGTCAAACATCGCCATGACGTCACGAACGGTCATCGCTGTCCCCTTGTGAAACGGCCCTGGTGGCGCTCCCACACCACCAGGGCCGGTTGGTCACCGCCTCGCGATCAGACGTTGAGCTTGCCGCGCAAGAGCATCTGCGGCCGCGTCGCGACGTACAGCGGATAGCTGTACAGCTCCACCTCGACGAAGGCGTTGCGCTTCTCGTCGGGGATGGTCATCGCGTAGAAGTCCTGCCCCGGGGTGTTCACCACGTCGAACCACTCGCCGGGCGACTGGACCCGCAGGAACGCTTCCGGCGCGTTGACCGGGAAGAACTTCACGCGATCCGACTGCACGGCCACCGTGCTGTTGTCGTCGGTGCCGCGGTAGTTCATCCAGCGGATGCCGCCGAAGTCGACCGTGCTCCACGGCGTCACGAGCTGCGCGGCGAGCGCATCGGCGCGCGCCTGCTGCGCGAGCCAGATCTCCCGCACTTCCGGGTTCTTGATCAGCGCGTCGTAGAACGTGTCGCCGGCGAGCGCTGCCACGAAGGTGGAAGGACCCCAGGCACCCTTCGATGCGCGCTGCATCTGCCGGATGATCTGGTTGCACTTCTCACGGAACAGACCGCCAGTGAGGGCCGCGAACGCGAAGCCGATCTCCGCCGGCTGGCTGATGCCCCACTCGTCGAACCAGTTGTAGAGCACGGTGCCGTCGGCGTCGGTGACGATGCCCTGGACGGCGCCGAGTCGCATGTGCTCGTGCGTCAGCTCCAGGTCGTTGCGCAGCCTGACCGCGCGCTCCAGCACTTCGGTCTGCACCTGCTCGAACTCGCTTTCGGTGCCGAAGGCGCGGATGCCCGCGATCTCCGACGCATTCAGCGTGTCGCCTTTCGCCAGGCGTGCGGTGCGGAAGTCCCGCAGATCCCGGGTGCCCTTCACCTGCTGCGGCAGCGGGGCGCCGCGCGGCGTGGTCTGCACCAGCGAGAGCACGTTCTCCTTGCGCTCGATGCTCACCTTCTCCGTGCGCACCGAGCGCGGCGTGAAGATGCCGAGAGTGCCGAGAAGATTCGGCTGGTACTCGACCACTTGCAGCGCTGCGGTCAACTCCTGCAGCGTGAAGGCGTTGTCGGAAAAGATGTCCATGCCAGCCATTGTCTTTCTCCCGATGGGTTTAGGGCTGTGAGTGAGCGAAAGTTACGGGTACACGTTGCCGCGGACGATGATGCCCAGGGCCTTCAGATCCGCCACCGCCGCGTCGCGATCGCCGCTGTCCTCGCTGTCGGCGAACACCAGCTCGCCGCCGTTGACTTCGCAATCACGCACGAGTGCCGTCGCCCGCACCGCACCGTCGCTCGCGTCCACGTTGTCGAGGAGGATCGCCGCGGCCGCATTGAAGCTCGCGTCGTTGTTGTACTCCTCGTACACGCCGGCGAGCACCGCGAGCACTGCGCCCGCCTGCAACACCTGGCCCGCGGCGATCGTGATGATCTCGCGGGAGCGATGGCCGTTGGCCTCCGAAACGATGAAGCCACCGCTGTGGGGGCCTTCGGTTTTGACCGTCATGTGTGCGATCTCCTCGTGACTGGTTGAAGTGCAGGTTCTCGAATCGGCCTTCGCGCGAGCGCGTCAGGCTTTCTTCTTGAACTTGTCGGTGATGCTACCCCACTTGCCCTTCGACTCCGTGGTGGGCTGTCCGGTGCCGCCGTGCGCGACCGGCGCCGGCGCACCGTTGCGCAAGCTGGTCACGGTGACGCCGCGTTCCTTGGCGAGCTTGACCACGTTGGCCGCGCAGTCGGCGAAAGAGGTGCCCTTGTCGATCGCTTCGGCGATCTCCTTGTCGAAGCCCTTGGCCGTGGCGGCCAGGCCATTGAGCTGCGCCACGCGCTCGCGTTCGGCCTTGCTGGCTTCCTCGCGCGTCTTGCCGCTGGACTCTTTCACCGCGGCGTCGATGCGCGCCTGGATCTTCGGCTCCTGCTCCTTGTCGTGCGCGGCGATCGCCTCGGCCTTGATCTTGTCCACGTCGACTGTCTCGAGCGTGATCTCGTCGGCGGTGTGGCCGGCTTCGATCGCGGCGCGCAGCTCCGCGGTGGTGCGCACGGTGATCGGGCCGCGGTTGCCTTCGGTCGTCTTGCGGGTGGCCTGGGTGCTCATCGTGAAACTCCTCGATGGTGTGTTGCGGGCGGTCAACTCGTCGATCACGGACTCAAGTGACCCGATCCGATCGGCCAGGCCAGCGTCGACCGCTGACTGTCCGACCATCAGACCACCGCGGCCGAAGTTCTGGAGGACATCCTCCTCATCCGTTCCGCGATTGCGGGCGACCGCGCTGACGAAAACTGCGGCGAGATCATCTACGATTTTTTGCAACTTTGCTTTGCCCGCATCCTCGGACGGATCCATCCGCTTATCGGGCGACTGGCTGCTGACGATCTCGATTGTGCGCACTCCCGCCTTCTCGTCGCGGCCGCGGGAGTCCTGGATGGTCATCACGGCGCCGATCGAGCCGAGCACGGCGGTGCGGTCGGCGACGATCTCCAGGCCGCTGGAGCCGATCCAGTACGCGGCGGAAGCCATCTGGCCGGCCGCGTAGCTGATGATGGGTTTGTCCTTCTTGGCCGCGAACACGATGTCTGCGAGCTCGTTGATGCCCGCCACCTGTCCGCCGGGGGAGTCGATCTCCAGCACGATCGCGCGCACCAGTGGATCGTCGATCGCGGTGCGGATGTCGGTCGCGAGCACCTGGGTGCTGGTGGCGCCGGAGATCTCGGAGAACAGGTTGGCGTAACGCATGATCGGGCCGCGCACCGGCACGATCGCAACGCCGTTGCGAATCTGCGCGCGGCGCGCGCCGGCGAGCCGGTTGCCCTCGCGCGAGAGCAGCGCGTCGACGTCCGTGGTGCGCTCCGCGATCGCGATGATCGTGCGCATCATGCCTTCGGTGATCAGCCACGGCTCCGACATCACAACGTCAATGGCGCGCATCACTGTCCCCCTTCCGGCGCTGCCTCCGGCTCCGGCACCTGCTGGCGCCGCGCCGGCGGCGCGTTCGGGTTCTCCGGATCCTGGCCCGGGGGATTCTGCCCCGGCCGCGCCGGATTGTCCGCGGAGCCCGGCGCCTGGCCTTGCGCCGGACGCAGCTCCATGTCGTTTGCCTTTCGCCATTTCTGCTCCCTCAGCCGCTGGCGGGCGACGGTCGACCAGTTCTCGCCCATGATCTGCGCGGTCTCGATCGTCTCGTTGCTGAAGCCGGCGTCGATGCGATCGCGCGCGGCCTGCACCTCATCCTTCTCCTGCATCGCACCGCGCGCGGGACCGATCCAGATCGCCTTCTGATACGCGGCGCGACGCTTCGGATCCGCGTAGTCGGTGACCGTCACCTTGCCGCGGGCCACTGCCTCGTCGAACCACAGCGCGTAATGCGGCTGGCAGAACTGCTGCACGAGCCACCACCGGCGCATGGAATAGAAGCGCCAGGCCTGCAGCATCGCGGCGCGCGCGGCGCTGTAGCTTGCCTGGTAGTTGAGGAGCAGCTCGTCGAGCGGTATCTCCAGTGCGGCGCCGATCTGCCGGCACACGGCCATGAAGAACGGGTCGTAGTTGCTGTTGGGCCGCGCGGGGTTTGCGAACTGCGCCTCCTCACCAGGTCCCAGATCCATGACGACGCCATTGCCGAGCGCCAGGCCCGACGCCTCACCCTTCGCCGTCATGCCAGGCACCGCGGGAATCGGGTTGCCCTTGTCGTCGAACTGGTTGCTCTCCCGCTTGATGAACACGGTGAACATCGCGGAGATGACCGCGGCGATCAGCTCCGCGCGCGAGTACTGCTCGAGCGTCTGCAGCGGCTCCAGGATCGGTGCGAGGTACGGCATCCCGCGCGTGGTGCCGATGCGATCCTTTTCATTCCACACCTGCAGGATGCGGCGCCGCCCCTCCTCGTCGAAGATCTCGCGCCGGTCCCACACCATCGCGTCGACGCTCGCGAACTTGTCATCCGGGTGCCGCCGGCGGATGTGGATCGCGATCGGCCGCCCGTTGTCGGAGATCTCCACGCCGTCGAGAAGGTTGCGCGTGTCGGCCTGGCCGTTCTGATTGGTGACGCGCGCGGGGTCGATCAGCTGCACCTTGAGTTCGTACTGCGAGCCTTCGGCCGGCACCATCGGTGTCAGCGCGAAGCAGTCACCACCCAGGAGTGCGGTGATCAGCGCGAGCGACTGGAGCCCCGCGCCGTCGAGTGTCGCCTCGATGTCGACCTCCACCGGGTTGTCGTAGTAGCAAGCCCACTCCGACAGGATCTCGTTGTTCAGCTCCTCCGCCTGCTCCTCGCTGATGCCGAGCGCATCGGCGTCGACGTCGGGGTGCATGGTGAGGCCGGTGCCCACCACGTTCGTGCGCACGCGCGTCGCGGCCGCGCGCGCGACCAGGTGGTTGCGGTACGCATCGAAGGATCGCGCCGCGGTGGTCTCGCGTTCCTTGCGCGAGTTGTCGCTGCGGCCGGATCCGAGCACCGGGCGCCAGCCGGTCATTGACCGCAGGAAATTGCTCGCGCCGCGCCACCGGGTTTCCGATCGCTGGCGCTCCACCGAGCTGCCGCTGTTCGCTTCCAGCTCCTTCAGGTGGTTGTACTGAATGCGGTGCAGGACGTTCTGCACGGCGCGCGCGGGGTTGATGGCGAACGCGATCCGCTCGCGCAGGCTCATGTCTGGAGCTTTCATCAGGACACCGGCGTCACGTAGATGAGACGGTTGCGGCCCTTCTGGCTATCGGGCAGCCCCTCCTGCGCAGCCTTGGCCGCGTAGCTCTCCTCCAGTTTCATGAGTGTCTCCAGGCTCGCCATCGTGATGGCGCGGCCGTTGTACTGCACCTGCTGGCCGCCGGCGACCAGCTCGTCGATCGCGGTGCGCACTGCTTCGAGTCGCTGCGTGTAGGTTGCCATCAGATTTGCACTCCCGGATTTCGGATGCCACGGGCCGGCGCCGCCGGCGGCGGCTTGCCGTCATCGTGTTTAAGATACCGGACGTTTTCGATGTGGGCTAAGAGCACCTGCAAGGCTTCGGCGTCCAGCCAGTCATTCACGCCCGTTTTGACCCAGTGCACCTTGCCGGACGGCAGGCGCATACGCTGCTCGCCGACGAGCTGCCGGCAGTAGTCATCGTCGATCCCCTTGAACAAGTGCCAGGAGCCCGGCTGATCCTGCGGCCATCGCAGCCGATCGTGCACCCAACCCTTGAAGAAACCGTGATCGAAGATCCAGCGCTTCAGGCCCCGCTTGATCTTCTTGCCGGAGCGCAATACCTCCACTTCGCTCGCGCTGTAGAGCTTGTTCGGCGCGTCGCGGCCCTTGGTGGCGTAGGCCGTCGACAGTCGCTTCTCGCAAAAGCTGTACACCTGTTCGGTGCGATAACCGGAGTCGACCGCGATCGCGTCATAGGCGTGTTCCTGGAAGCCCTTGTCGGCGAATGCATCCAGGCGGTTCCACACCTCCTGCTCATCGGTCTTGCCCCACAGCTCCTCACGGTGCAGGAGCCATGATTCCAGCTCCACGCCCCACCCGCGCACGATGACGACCAGGTGATCTTGCTGCACGTCGACCGTCATGAAGATCTTGCGCACACCCTTCGGCACGATGCCCATGTCGTAGGTGGAATCGGCCGAGAGCTTCTTGATCTCTTCCCACGGTGGCGCCTCGCCGCGCAGTCGGAACAGCTCGCCGAAGCGCAGGTTGATCACACCGCGGATGGTGGCCTCGTCGTGCGATCGCGCGGCCGTCAGCCAGGCGTATGCCGATTGCCCCCAGGAGACCCACGGCGACAGGAGACCGCTGATCCAGATCGTGTACCACTCGCTGTCGGGCGGATCTCCCATCACCTTGCCGTCGACGACGTACTGGCCTGGCGCGATGGGGAGCCCGGCCGCGATCATCGCATCCTTGTCGCGCTCCTCGATCAAGGTGCCGCAACGCCAGTGCAGTAGTTTGGCCTTGCGCTTCGCCTTCGCCGGCGAGTCGCCCTCCTGCCAGCCGGTCAGATACTGCAGCCGCGGCGCGAAGTACTCGCCGCAGTGCGGACACGGCACCATGAATTCGTGGCGCGTGCCGTTCTGCCAGATCTTCCACATCTTGCTGCCGATGTCCTGGGGATCCGAGACGCCCCAGTGCTCGAGGCCGGTGACCTCGTGCTTGACCGTCTCCACGGATCCTTCCGTCGGCGAGCTGGTGGCGATCAGGATGCCGCCCGACTGCCGGTAGTTCGACAGGCGTGCTTCGCCCTGGGTCACCACGTCGCCGTGCCCGGGGATGTCCTCGCACTTGTCCACCTCGTCGACGACGACGGTGTGCGCGGGCATGGACGCGATCTCGGTCGCGGATCCTGCCCAGGCAAACCGCATGATCGTGCCGGCGATCCGCTTCAGCAGTTTCTTCTGTCGCTGCTTCGACTCCTTGCTGGCGAGCGACGCGCTGTTCTTCACCATCTGATCGAACTGCGGCTCGATCACGTTCTCCACGTTGCTCTTGGTCGGGCCGATCCACAGACACGGCGCCGGATCGTTGTCGAGCTTCTCGCCCTGGATGTTCATCAGGCTCGCGGTCTTGCCCATCTGCGTGCCACAGACGATGCCGATGCCAATCCACTTCATTGCCACCGCCTCGTCGGTCGGTGGAATCATGTACGGGGTGCGGTGCGGTCGGTACTTACCCGGCTCCGGAGAGTCCGGCGGCATCATCCGGTTCTGCGCTGCCCACTTCGTCGGCGTGGTGCGGATCGAAGGTCGTAGCGCTCGCGCCAGGCTGCGGCATCGCGCCGAGAGAGTCTGCGCACTTTTCCAGATAATCAGCGAGAAGATTGTCGACTCCGCGAAGTTCCGACTGTAGGCGCTGGTAGATTTTTGGGGGGTCGGTGATGCCGGCGAGTTCACTAGCTAGTCTCCCAGGGATGCCTTCGTGGGCCGTGCGCACCTGCACGACCAGGCCGTGCATGAGATCGTCGACCTGCGGCCAGGCCGCAAGCTCGCCCATGCGACGGAAGTTTTCCATTTCCACTTTCGTGGCCTGCGCGCGCGCGAGGCGCGATGTCTCGTTGCCGCGCGTGTTCTCGCGCGCGTGTTGCTTCAGATAGCGGATGTACCCGCGCACCGAGTCGCGCAGGTTGTATTGGCCGCGAACTGGTCGGGCTATCCACCCTTCATTCGCGAGCTGCTGCAGGCGCCGATCGGTGATCTCCAGGAGGCCCGCGATCACGCGCGCAGGAAACGACGGCCCGGCACCGGATTGAGGTGCGTCTGTGCGGGAAGTCTCGTTTTCGTCAGGTTCCATGCCCGAAACTCGCCTTTTTTATGGGACCGATCAGACACTTACAGGACGCGATGGTGATGGCTTCGCCATGTTTCCTGGGGGACAATTCTCTTACCGGCCAATTCCGGCCGGCAATGACAGTCCCCCAGGAGGGCATATGTCTCAGAAGAAACCCGCTGGCCTCAAGGCCGGCAAGATGAAAGCGAAAACCGCGAGCCTCACCAGCGGCCGCGTCCCTGCGACCCGCAACGCGAACGGCTCGATCAAGACGCCGGCGGAACGCGAAGCCGCCAGCGCTGCCAGGATGGCGAAGAATCTCGCGGCGAAGGTGCCGGCCGGCGACAAGCCGGGCAACGGCCACAAGCCGGCGACGATGCAGCAGGCGGCCAGCACCTCGCCGACCATCCCGGAAAAATCCGTGGTGGCGACGATCGCGCCGGCGCCGGCGGCCACTCCTCCGAAGGCCGAAGCCGAAGCACTGGGCCCCGCGACCCATGTGGATCTGCCGGTCAAGTTCCTGTCGGCTGCGCTCGCGATCGCGCCCAAGGGTGACGTGCGGCACTACCTGAACGGCGTGCTGGTCCAGCAGATCGACGACAAGCAGCTGCGCCTGGTGGCGACCGACGGCCACCGGCTGTTCGTCGCGCACCTCGATCCGGGCTGCGTGCTCGATTGGGCGCAGGGTGGCGGCATCATCATCCCGCGCGAGGAGCTGGAGCGCGTCGTGAAGTACATCGGCAAGGCGGCCGAGCTGCGCGTGCAGTTCGGACTGCGCCACCCGTCGATGAAGCTGCTGGAGATCGCCGGCATCGGCGAATTCACGGTGAAGCCGACTGACGGCCCGTATCCCGACTACCAGCGTGTGGTCGACGAGGCGGGCGCATCGTTGGGCGGCGAGCGCGAGCAGCTGGCTGTGTCGCAGATCGACAGCAAGTACCTCAAGTCCGCCGGCGTCGTGGCTGCGACGCTGGAGAGCAAGGGCATCATCCCGTTCCTGTCGGCGCCTGGATCCCGGGCTCCGAGCGTGTTCGCCTTCTCCGAAGTGCCGAACGCGCTGCTCTACATCATGGGCCAGGAGGGCCGTGCCGAAGCGCTGCCGGCCGCCACGATCAAACTGTTCGGCGTCGACGCGATGCGCACTGCGCTCGCGAAGATCGAGGAGCAGATCGAGGTGTCCGAGCGCAATGCCAAGACCACCAAGCACGAACACTTCCGAGTGGCGAGCTTGCAGAAGGTGGAGCGTCTCAAGCTGCGTGCCGAGCAGCTGCGCACCAACCTCGCGCCGAAGTTGCCTGCACCCCAGACGGGTGAGTCCAAGCCCGCGACACCCGATGCCTCCGCGTCGGGTGCTGCGGTTCACTGAGGCAGCACGGGGGGCCGGGCGTGTGCCCGGCTCCTCGTTTCTTTTCGTCCAACTACCCGATGGATGCCCGATGAACCCCCCACTGCATGACAATCTAACTCTCGATTTTCCAGACCCGCAGGGAGAAACCATGTCCAGGATCCCGCCCACAATCCACGGTCTCAACGCGCTGTACTGCATCAGCGCGCTGCAGAAGTTCATTCGCCGCGGCATGGAACGCGAGGCGATGGAGGTGGCTGTCGAGCTGCACCTCACCTCGAAGAACTTCGCCAGCATGGTGTTCAACCGGCTGGAGGTGATCTGCCACGAAGATATCGACACCCTCACGCAGCCGTGGCTGGTGCCATTCGTCGCGACGGCGATGGAGCAGTGTCGCAAGTGGTACGACCCCGACAAGTTAGGCCGGTCACGGATGCCGATGGGTAACGCCATTCGGCTCATGTGCCGTGCCCAGAAGTCCCGCGAGGGCGACCACTTCCAGGCCGCGATCGGCTGGCGAGCGGTGCTGACGCACTACAAGCCGGAGCTGCCCGACTGGATCCACGACCAGCACACCACCATCGGCCGCAAGGCCGGGCGCGGTGTCGAGTACTTCCGTTCGATCTCAACCCAACTGATCCCGACTCCTCCGGCGAAAGACCGCTACGAGGATGAGGCTTACGAAATGTGGACGCTGAAAGCCGAGCGCGAGCGCGTCCAGGGAGGCAACGATGAGTGAGCAACAAACGATGAGCTGCGTGCCGATCACGCCGACGCTGGTGCCGCTGGATCAAAGGATCCAGACCTTGCCCAAGCACTTCGGCGCCGGCCGGCTGATGCAGGTGTTCGAGAACCGCGTGTACGACACGATGGATGCCCAGGCCGCTGGCTACAAAGGTGGCTTCTGGGAGTTCATCGAACTGTCGAACGGCGGCTTTTACATGCGCCCGCCGGCGGGACCGCTCGCCGGCAAGTGGATGCTCGATTGCGAGAGCAACGGCTACCAGGGCGAGCTGTCGGCCGATGCGATCGGCATCGTCATGTGCCTGCACGCCTATTCGCACCTGTCCTTCGAGTTCCCGACGCAGGTGCTGGCCGAGAAGTTCCACGCGCTGCGCGAGTACGCGATGGATCACCCCGAAGCTAACGAGATCATTCAGGCGATCGACTGACACCCAGGAGGGACCATGCAAACCGAATCCGATGTTTCCCAGGCGATCGCGCTGCTGCCGGCGATCGACGATCTGCTCGCCTACGAGGCCGAGGCCTTCGACAATGACGAGCCGGTGGAGGCCGCCGATTTCGTCGACTTCTTCTCGCAGATCCGCCCGCGACTTGTTGAGCTCATGGCGACGGCGCGCGCGACCGAGATCACCACGCTGCTCGAGCTGGTGGCCGCGGCACTCGACTACAACGCGCCTGACTTCGATGACGAGACCAGCGAGGGTGACTACAAGGTTGGCGGCAACGACGTGCTCGAGTGGTGGGTCGAGTTCCGGCTGACGCTGCGCCGGGCCTACGCGGCCGCGGCGAACGGCGTCAACGCGCGCACCCAGGCGCTGCTCAATCTGCGGCAGTACATCGTGTTCGACCCGGAGGGAGATCTGTCCCGCCAGGAATTCGACGCGATGCTCGCGGCCGCGGATCTGGCGATCAAAGGGAGGGCGTGACCCATGGCAATGCGGAAGAAAAAGGTGCAGCTCGCTATCTACTCGGTGTTCGGGCAGATCGAGCAGGCGGCCGCGAATCACATGCTGCGCGAGGGCCGTGGCACGCGGATCGAGTTTAAGGACATTCCGGAGGGTGTCCGCTACAACGACAAGAAGGTGCCGGCCGCGTTCGCGATCGTGCTGCGCGGCCCGGAGATCCGCGAGTACGCGAACCTCTGCGATGCGCTGAAGGCCTGATTGATCCGTTGGGGGTAGACAGCTCAAGTCCTGGCGCGAGCTGTCGGGGAGGGCGTCTGCGAAAGCCGGCGCCCTCTTTTTTTCACCCGTGGATACCAGTGGAGTGCGTGCACCTTGGCATCCTTCGGGATCTCCTCCACCGGCCAGCGCAGGCATTTGAGGTGCTGCCGATAGTCGCGCTTGCTGTCGCGCCGGATCTCTTGCACCAGGTAGCAGGATCCCGCCGGCGTCTTGAGGAAGTGCCCGGGCTCCAGGTCGATCGCGCCGTCGTAGAACAGCTTGCATGGTGTATATGCCGGCTTGCGCCGCATCTACTTCTGCGCGGCCGCGTTGGTGCGCGAGACGCGGATCGAGATCGCGCTCGATGCCCGCTTGCCTTTCTTCGCGAACGCCGGCGGCTGGAAGCTCACGTGTTTGCCCCACCGCCGCAGGATCGTTTCGGTGGTGGCCGCGTAACTCTCCGGCGTCACCACGCCGACGTTGCCGCCGGCGCCGCTGAAGATCCGGCCGACGTCGAAGTAGTAGCGCACGTCCGTGTAGATGCAGCGGTCCTGGAGCAGCGTGCGCAGCGTCCAGTCGACCGCTGCGTGTGCAGTGAGCTGCTCGTCATAGTGCCGCTTGCGTGCCGCGCCCATGCAACCCCAGACGGATCCGGCGAGCTGCGTCGGGACGATCGGCCGGCTGTCGGGGCGGATGATGGTGGTGTTCGGCGTGCGGCTCCAGCAAAAGCACGTCAGGCGCAGATCCGCGCAGCACTGCATCGTGTTCTCGATGACGGCCAGGATCTCCTCCGCGTCGACGATGTAGCGCTTGTGCCCGACGTTGCACTGAACGCCCTGCAGGTCATCGTCGCTGAACACCAGCGACTCCTCCTGGAAGTGCTCCATGCACCAGTTGATCACGCGGGGCAGACCGTCGAACGGCGGGTGCAGGACGAGCTGCTCCGCCGGCACGAATGGCGCGTAGTCCGCGCGCTCGCGCTCGTCGATCACGATGGTGGCCGACGGCAGGAGCCAGCGGATCGTCTCCATGTTGTGCGGCCGCTTGCGCGACGGCACCACGATTCGGTAGGTGGGCAGGCTCATGTCGGCCACCCCGCGAGCTGGTTGCCCGATGGCGGGCTTGGCGTCCAGAGCTTCGCGTACTCCGTGCAGCAGCTCTCGCAGAACAACCGACCAGGTGCGCGTGGGTGCTTGCCGCACCGGCACAGCCCGCCCGCCGGCGCCGCGGCCGCCGGTGCTGTCTCGAGCTGCTCGCCCATTGCGAAACTTTTCTGGTCCGGTTTCCCGTTATGCGAAACCTTCACTCGCGATTTCGTGTTACGCCGCATACTCCACCCCAGTGTCGAGAAGATCGACCACCCAACTGCAGATGCGTCCGGCACCTGCATCACGCACTCCATCCCAGGGGCGCGCGTAGTCGGGCCCGCGGCCACGGGCCGCGGTGTGAAAGGAAACTTGCCCCGTCGGGATCTCGATGTACAGCACCCACTTGTGGTGCGGCTGCTCCGGATCCTCCGCCCATCCCCACGGGATCGGCGTTGCGAGCTTCTCCAGCGCGTCCACCAGGTTGCCCATTGCCCACTGCTTGCGATCGTAGGCGGCATCCTTGAACCGGCGGCCGCGGTACTTCTTCGCGCGCGAGCTGCTCTTGTTGGCGCGCACCAGGTTCATCGCGAGCACGCCGGCGCTGCCCAGGCGCTCAAGCCTGCGGTACAGCTCCATGGTGCGATCGCCGTCGGAGCCGTCATAGACGCCCATCACGTAAGCGATCGTGTCGGCGCGGCTCATGGGTTGAACACGCCGTTAGTCAGGTGCCCGTGATAGCCCGGCGTCTGAATCGAGCCCGCGCCGGCGCCGCACGTTCGGCCGCGCTTGTCGACGGTGATCATCGGCGGCGTGCCGTGCCGCACCCAACACCGATGCGAGCTGGCGAACTCGCCGACGTCATCCTTCTTGTCGCAGTTGCTGGCCTGGGAGTCGATACACCAGGTATGCCCGTCGGGGCAGCAGACGTGCAGGCTCATGCCGTCGGGGCCCTTCCAGCGCGCCGGCGACCACCAGGCGTCCCACATCATGCCCGGCGTCGGATGCCGGATGCTGTGCTCGCGGCCCTCGTCGTCCAGGTAGATAGCCTCACCGAATACCTGTCGCTCCGCGTGCTCCGGCACCGGCTCGTTACAGGTGGTGCAGTGGGTCGGCCAGCGCGGATCGCCGTTGAAGCTGCGCGGATCCCACTCCGGGCCCGTGTGGTCGATGTACTGGCCGCCGGCGCCGTCGGTGTGCGGCTTGAGGACCAGGGCGAACTTGCCGAGCGCGGTCATCGCGTTGTGATATCCGCGGCCGCGACATCCGTCGCCCCAGTACACGCGCAGGTAGCGCCACTCCTGTTCGGTGCGGTGGACGAAAAAGCACTTGACTCCCATCACGCCACCGCCGGCGGCGCGGCCGCGGCCGCGTTCAACTTCGCCAGGAGCACCGTGGCGCGGATCGCGCGGCCGATGCCCATCTTCGCGCGACGCTTCACGGGCGTGAGGCCGAGCTTGTCGATCAGGACGTTCCACTCGTGCGTGGTCTGCGCGCACACCACGATGAAGTCGTAATGCTCGTGCGGTGCCAGCTCCATTCCCTCGACCACTTTCTCGGTGACCTCCTTGCTGCGCGCGGTGCCGCGCGAGATCTCGTTGTCCACTTCGGCGAGCAGCTGGCGGAAGAATGCGTTGTCGTCGATCTCCTCATCCTGGTGCTCGAGCAGCGATCGCAGCGCGTCCGCGTCCATGATTGCGAGCTCGCCCAACGGGTCGAAGCTGGCGAGCATGAGATCCGCTTCCTGCTCGTTGAGATCGAGCACCAGGCATGGGATCAACTCGTCGCCGGCGATGTCCTGCCGCAGATGTCCGTCGAGGATCACCAGGCCCTGCGGTGTCTCGCGCACTGCCACTGCGTCGACCACGCCAATCTTCTCCATCATCGAAGTGAGCGCGCCGCGCTGCTCGTCGGGATGCTGGCGCCAGTTCTTTTCGTTTTTCAGCAGCTCCGATGCCTTGACCCTGCGCAGCTCTTTCACGCGATCGCGAAAGCGCGGTGGGATCAGCGGTGCTGCTGACGGTGTGCGTGGTGGTGTCGCCGTGCTGCTGGCGATCTGCTGCTGGCCTGCTGGTGCTGGCGGTGGGTTTGGCGCTCCAGCTCCCTTCGCTGGCGTGCGACTCTTGCGTGCGGTCATGACTGCTCCCCAGAATGCGTGACGAAACGAAATGGCGTTTTTTTGCCTGCGGCCCCTCAAATTGGGGGATCCGAATTACC